TATATATATACCATAATACGTCATAAACGGCATACGCGCGTATACATATACGCGTATAGGGCTTGTTGTTGTCAGGAGGTAAGAAAATGTCAGAAAAAGAAATTGAAAAAATTCTAGTACAGGAGGTTAAAAAACTGGGAGGCAGGGCTTATAAGTGGGTAAGCCCGGGAAATAACGGAGTGCCTGACCGAATCATCATCTTTCCGGGGCAGATGCCAATCTTCGCAGAGTTGAAAACGGACTCTGGAAAAGTGTCATCTGTCCAGAGAGTCCAGTTAAAGAGGCTGTCAGACTTAGGGCAGCGGGTACATGTGATATATGGCATCTCAGGAGTCTGCCAGTTCTTTCGGGATCATGGATTTGAGGAAACAAGCAGAAAGTTGGTGCAGAGATATGGGCTGTGATGCAAAGAAGTTTATTCCCCACGAATACCAGAAGTACTGTATCGATAAGATACTGGAGATTAAAAAAATCGGGCTTTTTTTGGATATGGGTTTAGGGAAAACAATCACAACATTGACAGCGGTAAAGGAATTAAAATACAACCGGTTTGAAGTACAAAAAATTTTGGTGATCGCACCGAAAAAAGTTGCAGAGGGAACCTGGACGAAGGAAAAGGATAAATGGGAGCATACGCGGATGATGCGGGTATCCCAGATACTTGGGAGCGAAGCAAAAAGGATACGTGCCCTTAATACGCCGGCTGATCTATACATCATCAATCGGGAGAATGTGGTGTGGTTGGTGGATTATTACCGTAATGCCTGGCCGTTTGACATGGTAGTGATCGATGAATCCAGCAGTTTTAAAAGCCATAAGGCGAAACGGTTCAAAGCCCTGGCAAGTGTCAGTTCCAGGATTGGCAGGATGGTGGAACTGACAGGAACTCCTTCTCCGAATGGTTTAGAGGATCTTTGGGCGCAGGTCTATCTTTTGGATGAGGGTGATCGGCTTGGAAAGCGGTACACCGGATTCCGGGAACGTTATTTTGATCCGGGAGACCGGGGACAGAATGTGATATACAACTATAAGGCGAAACCGGGAACCGAAGAAAGTATCCTACAGAAGATCTCAGATATCTGTATCAGCATGAAGGCAGAGGACTACCTGCAACTTCCGGATATCACATATCATGAGATCCCGGTGGAACTTGACAGCAAGTCAAGGAAGGCCTATACGGAATTAGAGTACAAGATGGTGCTGGAGTTGCCGGAGGATGAAGAAGAAATCAGTGTCACAAGTGCAGCAGCATTGAGCAATAAGCTGTTACAGCTTGGGAACGGGGCAATTTATGATGAAGACCGGAACTATCATGAAATACATAACTGTAAGATCGAAGCATTCCTAGAACTGATCGAGTCCCTTCAGGGGAAACCGGCACTGGTGTTTTATAATTTCCAGCATGATAAGGTCAGGATTCTGAAAGCACTGGAAAAATCAAAATTGCGGATCCGTGAGCTTAAGACGACGCAGGACGAGGATGATTGGAATGCAGGAAAGATTGACCTACTGCTTACCCATCCAGCCAGCAGCGCTTACGGATTGAATCTGCAGCAGGGGGGAAATCACGTGATCTGGTTCGGCTTGACGTGGAATTATGAACTGTATACGCAGGCAAATAAAAGACTACACCGACAGGGGCAGACGGAGAAAGTGATCATACATCACCTGGTCTGTACGGAGACCAGAGATGAAGATGTGATGAAAGCGCTTAGTAAAAAGGACGATGTGCAAGGCTGGGTAATGGCCAGTCTGAAGGCAAGGATTAAAGCGATAAAGGAGAACAAGGGTATTGACAGATCAGGCAAAGAAAAAGGCATTAAATAAACATTTCAGTGAGGTGTTGTGTCCGGGATGCGGACAGGCCATCAGAGAATCTGATGATATGAGTCGTATCCAGTATGTGAGGACAAAGAGGGCAACGGATGTTTTTTTTTCACACTGAATGTTTTAGGAAAATATGGAACAGGAGAGAAAAGAATGGGAAAAGTTGATGATTATACAGCCGGTAGATCACAGGGATTGATTCTGGCAAGAGAGATTGTAAAAAAAGACGGTATTGAGGGACTGGAAAAAGAAATCCAGTTCCGGAATATCACGGGAATAAATACAGCGCTGACCAGAAAAGAACTAAACATTGCCTGTGAGAAAATCAAAAACATGACACTGGACACAATGATGGTGATCGCAGTCGCAACGCTGCATGATGAATTCGGTTTTGCTGGGAAACGGTGCAAGAGATTTATCGACCGAATGAACCTGAAAGCAGAGTGTCTGGTGGACGATATGGCAACATGGGATGAATATACGAGGATGATAAAAGATGAGATTGGAATCGAGATGACGATACGGAGGAATGCTTAGAAGCTATATGAGATTCTGCGATGAGTGTGGACAGAGATTAGATTGGAGTGAGTAACATGGAAGAATTGAAGAAATGTCCATTTTGTGATTCCGACAGAGGATATTATATGCTGGAAAGAGTACATAGAGCTTTATTGTTTAATTTTGACGGTGATCCGATCGGAGGAACAGAAGATGTTACAGATTATGCAGGACGCAGGAAACAGTGTATCGATTGTGACAAGATACTCCCGAGGAAACTGTTTGAGGAAGTGATGGAAAAGTAAATTATTATTCCAAATTTCAGAAGAGCATTTGGAAAAATATTTTGAACTGTTGGAGGTGGAGTGATGAAAAAAGAGTGCATTAAATGCAAATATTATAAAAACTACTATAAATCAACAGAATGTTATTGCAAAAAAGGTTATTGTGTTATGGATAAGAGAAACAGGAGACGAAATAAATGAACGTACTAGAGAAGATCTTGGAAGAGATAAGCAAAGTTGAAAAAGAGTATGTAACTGGACATAAGGTGTTGTATGCGTTAGGTGCTACAGGCATGGCAACCGAAATTAGTGGTATTATCCGTTCGCACATGGATGAAGCTATTTCTGAAATGGAAAGAATTGATAAGGAGAAAGTGACGAGTGCGGAAATAATATCGCGCAAGGTTGGCGAAAAAACATACTATTCAATCAAATATAAAACAGTTGGAGAAGACTATTACAATATTGGATATAGCTCATATAAATTAGACTATGTCATTGCATGGCTCAACAAATATTTCGAATTTTGCGGGGAAGCTAAAGTGGTTAGTGATAATAACGGTTGGATTCCGGTAAGTGAGAAATTGCCGGAAGTCGGGAAAATGGTAAAAGTTACCGTACACTCATCCGAATGGATTGCGGACTACGATTCGGCCTGGGTTCCGAAAGAAGAAAAGACATACTATCCGGAAGAATACAATGTGTATGACGGATACATAGATAGAGTGGGCATGTGGAGATTTTACGATGAGGGAGGTTCGGTCAATGCTTGCGACAAAGAATTTGGAACAAATAAGGAAATTATGTACGATGTCGTGACAGCGTGGATGCCGAAAGAACAGATAGAACCGTACAAGGAGGTATAACATGGACATTTTAATTACAATCGCATTCTTAGCCCTTTACTACATATTGGGGCTAGGAACCGTGATTGCTTTAAAAACAGGAATCGAAGAGGAAGTAGAACTTGAAGGAGCAGATTATCTTCTGGCTGGAGGGTTTCCGGTACTGTTATTTGTGGTGTTTTTAGATTGGATTGTGCGAAAGATAGTGAGGTAGAAAAATGAAAAAATTTAACTGGGATGAATTTAAAAATAAAGACAATAAGATTGCGGTGAATTGCAAGACCGAGGAAGAAGCGAAAGATTTTTGCAAAAGAATGCATGAGCACGGGATGAAATGGTGCACAGGCAAAAGCTATATGGAAAAGACGAATTATGAAGAGTGCAAAGGAGAAACGTGCTATGTAGGATCCGGAATGTTCTCATCGTATCGGTACTACAATAGCGAAGGATATAAAATATTGGAATGGAGTGATTATATGCAGAAAAAATTTACAAAAGCGGATTTAAAAGACGGAATGGTGGTCGAATATAATGATAACAGTTTCGGGAAAAGACTTGTTGTAGGCGACTTTTTGATCGGCGAAGATGGATATGCGGATTTGGGAGACTATAACGAAAGCTTAAAAAATGTGGTAAGTGATTTGGAAATAGTTAGAGTATATAAGATTAAATGCATGGGAAAAATTAGCAGTATCATGTATGATGTCAACCTCGAACTCATCTGGGAGCGCAAAGAACCAAAGAAAATGACAATCGAAGAAATGAGGAAGAAGTTGGAAGAATTGACCGGAGAGGAAATTGAGGTAACGGAATGAGAGGAACAACCTTAAAGCATAGACGTGGCAAGAAAGAAATGAAGCAGGATCAGAAAGATCACTATGCAGGAATGGCAGAACATGATCCAACGGAAGGAGCGAAAAGGTGGATGCAGAGTCAAGCATACAAGAAGCACACGGTGGAGGACTGCTTAAGAAAATGGGGAGTAAATACGAAAAGGAGTGTTGCCAGTGGACAAGAAAACACTGAAAAGGTATAAACCGAATAAAGATAGACTTATCCGGATTGAGAATCAGATACAAGAACTCTGTGAACGGGAATCGACTGTTGTCATGGGGAAGGTAACGGGATCCAGTGTAGATTTTCCGTACACCGAAGTGAGAACGTCTGTCCAAATGTACGATCCTTACGAAGAAGAGAATATAAGACGGCAGATCAGGAGAAAAGAGTCAGACAGACTGCGGATTCTGAAAGAGCAAGAAGAAGTCGAGGACTACATAAACAGGATTGGTGATACGGAGATTAAAGAGATATTCGAGTTATCGTTTATAGAGGGTAAAAAACAAATAGAAGTTGCAGAAATTGTTGGATATAGCAGGGGGAGAATCTCACAAAAAATAGGTGAACAACTGAAAGATTAACACAATTAACATTCTACTTATGATATAATTATTCTAGAACGATTGTATATTGTTCTAAAACAATCTTTCCAAACATTCGGAATACCGCCGGACTTTTACCCTTTCTTGTCTGGCGGTGTTTTTATGCCGTGGCAAATGTAGGGCAGACAGGTTCGACTCCTGTACACGGCTTAGTAGCATATCGCAGTAAATTTTAATTCCGGAATGTTGCGGAAGTGCTACGGAGTGATATCACAAAACGCAGATATCCGCAGATCTGCAAAACAAACAAAAATAGATTCGGTAATCTATATTTAGTGTCAGTACCCGAGTGCGGATAGGGTTAAGGATGTCAATAAAAGGCATCCTACGGGTGTATAGCTCAGTTGGTAGAGCGATCGGCTGTTAACCGATTTGTCGCAGGTTCGAATCCTGTTATACCCGTTGTGGACTACTGCAAAGTTTCCTCCTTTTTTCTTATAAATTTTGATTGTGTATTTGGTTATTTTGGTTTTTGTTGCTGTTATAATTCCTTCATTTTGCAGTAGTCCTAAATTCTTGGCATCCAGTTGATGGGTGCTTTTATTATGTTTTAAAGGTGGTGAGTCCTATGACAGAAAAACAGAAAATATTTGCAGATGAGTACTTGATTGATCTAAATGCCACACGGGCTTACCGCGTCGCATATCCAAGCGTAAAGAAAGAAGAGTCAGCAGCAGTAAATGGAAGTAAGTTGCTAAGAAATGCTAAGGTTGCAGAATATATTACCGAAAGAATGGAAGAGCGGCAGAAGCGGACGGAGATCACGCAGGATCGAGTTTTAAATGAACTGGCTGCCATTGCTTTTTCCAAGGCTTCAGACTACGCGAAAGTAGTTGAGAAACAGGCTACAGCAGAAGTAGATGGAAATATTATTCCGCTCGTAGGAGAAGACGGAGAACCGATTCTGTATCGGACCGTAGAATTGGAGCTTACAGATAACCTTACTGAGGAACAGCGGCGAGCCCTCGGAACGATTAAAAAGGGGCGCGATGGATTGGAACAGAAGCCCTGCGACAAGGTAAAGGCGCTCGAGCTTCTCGGCAGGCATTTAGGTATGTGGAATGACAAGCTGGATGTAGCAGGAGATATGGACATGAAGATTGTAGTAGACTATGGTGATGAAGATGAAGGAAGTTAATGTTGGATTTAACAGAAATTTTAAAGAATTCAATGAGTGCAAGAAACGATACCGATTGGCAAAAGGCTCTGCCGGTTCTGGGAAGTCAGTAAACATTGCACAGAATTTTATCATCAAACTTGGTGATCCGAAGTACAAAGGCGCGAATCTTCTGTGCGTCCGGAAAGTAGACACAACAAACAAAGATAGTACTTATGCGGAGCTAAAGAGTGCAATATATAAAATATACGGGGATAAAGCAGGATTATTCTGGCAGATCAGAAGTAATCCAATGGAGCTGATCTCGAAAGTGACAGGAAATAAAGTGATTTTCCGAGGAATGAAAGATGATGGACAGCGAGAAAAAGTAAAGTCTATCACATTTGATGTCGGAAAATTAACATGGATATGGATTGAAGAAGCAACGGAGCTTTACGAAGCGGATGTCGATATTCTCGATGACCGACTCAGAGGTGACTTGTCATTCAATCCATTTTTGTATTACCAGATCACATTCAGCTTCAACCCAGTGTCAGCAACGCACTGGCTGAAGGCAAAGTATTTTGACATTAAGAGTGATGATGTATACACACACCAGTCTACATACCTGCAGAACCGGTTCATAGACGAAGCGTATCACCGGCGCATGATGATGCGTAAAGAACGGGATCCGGACGGGTATCGGATTTACGGACTTGGTGAATGGGGAGAGACCGGAGGTCTGATTCTTACAAATTATGTGATTGAGGAATTCGATACATCCCCAGAAAGATTCGATTACATGGTAAATTCACAGGATTTTGGATTCAACCATGCGAACTGTATCGGGGAGGTTGGATTCAAAGATGGAGATATCTACTTATGCCGGGAATTGTATGTATTTGAAAAAGATACATCAGAGATCATACAGTTGGCTGAGGGAAAATTCCAAAGACGAATCACCATGTATTGCGATTCTGCTGAGCCGGACAGGATTAAGATGTGGCAGAAAGCAGGATACAGAGCACGCCCGGTTAAGAAAGAGTCGAACAGCGTGAAAGCGCAGATTGATTATCTGAAGCAGCACACGATTCACATTCATCCGTCCTGCGTAAACACGACTAAGGAGATCCAGCAGTGGAAATGGAAAAAGGATGAGAAAACGAACACTTTCACGGATGAGCCAGTGAATTTCTTTGATGATGCGATGGCGATGCTCAGGTACTCAATTGAGCAGGAGAGACGAGTGCCAGTGAGACTAAATCGAACGATTCAGGGAGGATTATAGATGATATACAGGATTTCATCAGAAGAAGAACTGACAGATGAGACGCTTGGTCAGTTTATAGAGAGACATCGCGCAGAATGTGTTTTTCGGTATGAGGAACTTCGAAAGGCTTATGAAACAGATTATCCGATTTTTTACGAGCCTAAAAAACCAAGATGGAAGCCGGATAACCGTATTGCAGTAAATTTTGCAAAATATATTGTGGATACCATGAATGGATTTTTTATTGGGAATCCAATCAAGTTGTCTGTGGACGGGAATGAAGATGTTGAGAAATATGTTGATTTTTTGGATCAGTATAATAACCAGGACGATAACAACGCGGAATTGTCAAAAATATGTAGCATATATGGAAAAGGGTATGAAATGTATTATGTAGATGATCTTGGCAACATCGGGATTACATATCTTTCTCCGATGGATGCATTTATGGTGTACGATGATTCTGTACTCAGTAAGGAACGTTATTTTGTGAGGCTGTACACGGATGCGGATCAGGTATTACATGGTAGTGTATCAGATCAACAAAAGGTTAAGTGGTTTGTATTAAAAGGGCGTATTGTATGGGAGACAGAAGAAAAGATTCATGGTTTCGATGGTGTTCCGGCAGCAGAATTCGTGGAGAACGCGGAACGGATTGGGATTTTTGAGCCGGTTATGACGATGATAAATGCATATAATAAGACGATCTCCGAAAAAGCGAATGATGTCGATTATTTTGCAGATGCATACCTGAAAATACTTGGGACTCTCCTAGGAAATGACGAAACGGAACATATTAGGGATAACAGGATTATAAACCTTGACGGAGATACAGAGAATGTGATCGTTGAATTTATGAGCAAGCCGGACGGAGATAATACGCAAGAACATCTGATTGACAGACTGGAAAAGTTGATTTTTCAGATCAGCATGGTAGCTAACATTTCGGATGAAAACTTTGGAACTACATCCGGCATCGCCTTAAAGTACAAGTTGCAGGCAATGAGCAATCTGGAAAAAACAAAAGAACGAAAGTTTTCTGCTGGAATGAATCGAAGATACAGATTGATTTTTAGTAATCCTGTATCTGGAATGAAAAAAGATGATTTTGTGTTGATTCATCCACATTTTACGCCAAACTTTCCAGCAAATATCTTGGAAGAGACTCAGATTGCGGGCAATTTGGAAGGAATTGTGTCACAGGATACCCAGCTTAAAACGCTTTCCATCGTAGACAATGTGAAGGAAGAGATGAAAAAAATCGAGGAAGAAAATCAGCAACGAGAAGATGCTGTGATGAATAGCATGTTCGGAGGTGGACCAGGTGAGCAGTCAGGAGTACTGGAAAGAAAGAGAAGCAGAGCAGAAGAAACATAATATACAGGAAGAAAAGGAGTTCAGGGAACAATTAGATGAAATCTATCAGAATATGATGGATGAGATTGAAAAACAGATCAATGGTTTTTATGTGCGGTATGCAAGGAAAGAAGGAATTACTCTTTCAGAAGCGAAGAAAAGGGTTGCGAAACTGGATATTGAATCTTATGCAAGAAAGGCAAAGAAATATGTGAAAGATAAAGAGTTTTCTGACAAGGCAAATGCAGAAATGCGTCTTTACAATCTCACGATGAAAGTAAACAGACTGGAACTTCTGAAAGCTCAGATTGGACTCGAAATGGTAGCCGGATTCGATGAAATAGATAAGCTGTTTGATCAGATTTTGTATGATCGGACAGAAAAGGAGTTGAAGCGTCAGGCTGGCATCCTCGGGAAAACTGTACAAAATAATGCCAAAAAGGCAAGAGTTATTGTTAATGCGTCTTTTCGCAATGCGACTTTTTCAGATCGCATCTGGATGTACCAAGATATGTTAAAATCGGAGTTAGCCAAGTTATTGCAAATTGGGCTTATCCAAGGGCAAAATCCGAAAAAACTGGCAACACATCTAAGAAAAAGATTCGGAGTCAGCCAGAGCAACGCGGAGCGTCTGATGGTAACAGAACTTGCAAGGGTGCAGACAGAAGCACAGAAACAATCTTTTGAAAAGAATGGGTTTGATGAATATACGTTTCTTACACTAGGAGATGCCTGTCCAATTTGCAAAGGGATGGATGAGAAGCAATTTAAAGTTTCCAAAATGATGCCTGGAGCCAACGCTCCTCCGATGCATCCAAGATGTAGGTGCAGCACTGCGGCATATATGGATGATAAGGCGTATCATGAATGGCTGAATGGGTATTCTGAGCATGGAATGAACTTTGATGAATGGAAAAACAGTAGAGAGAAAGAAGAAAGTAAAAGGAAGTATAAGTACAAAAATACGGTTGTTGACTCAAATCTCATCAATTCTCCAGAGTACAGAAGACGAGTTGATAAGATATCTAATACAACAAAGGTTAATAGAAATATATGGAAGATTTCGAAAGACATGTTATTCCACAGGTCGGGAACAAAATTTGAAGATTTAGCATATATTGATGGGAAAACCGGAAAATATGAAATCAACAAGGATTATGATGTTGAAAGTCACGCAAAGCCGAATAAGAAAATGGATGCAATGCTGAAAAATGCGGAACTGTATACCATCATTGGAATACATAATCATCCAGGAAGCAGTGTTCCGAGTATGGGAGATATACTGGCTTGCTTGCAGAGGAAATATAAATGTGGGGTTGTTGTATGTCATGACGGCAAGATTTTTCAGTATTCTGTTGATGAAAAAAGATTTAATAAGATAATTTGCAACTATGCCCTTGAAAGAATGGAAAAAGAAGGATATACTGATTCTGTAGAAAATATGTTTTATGATTCAGGTGTTGAAATGAAGGTGTTATGATGGATAAAGAGAAAGAATATAAGAGAATATGCGAAAAGTTAGGGTGCAGTCCAACAGAAATAGAGATACCGGATTTAAAAACAGAAGATGACAGCTGGGAAAATCCAGTCAGTAAACTCACAGTAGAAGAAATTGATTTTCTTTATGAAAATGGTTATTTGAATCTAAGATAGATACCACTAGTCAGAAAAAGGCTGGTGGTATTTTTATACCAATTTTGGAGGTGATGCAATTTGATTGAAGTAAGAATTCGGCCAGAGCGAATGGAAATTTCTGGTCATGCCGGGTACGCAGAACTAGGGAAAGATATTGTGTGCGCAGGAGTTACAGCGCTTATGCAGACACTGATCCAGTCCATTAAGGATTTAGCAGGTGATGAAATAGAATATAGGGTATCTCCCGGAAGGGCTGAGATAGAATACAGGAATCTATCAGAGAAAGGAAAGACTCTGGTGGATTCCTTTTTCATTGGAGTCAGTATGATTGCTGATGAATTCCCGGAATGTGTTCGGGTGGCGTAGTTTGATGTGACCGAAAAGTCGTAAAACTAAGATTCGAGCAATGACCTGGGCTTAATTGAACGGGTTGGGGCAGGAAGGAAACATAATATGAAACATAAAAAGTTATTGAGTTGTTGGAGAGTGCCAATGGCAAAATTACAGATTTTTGCAGAAGGAGACGGAGACGGTGGCGTACACGCAAACGGAGACGGAGTAGAAAATGGAAAATCCGGTGATAAAAATCATCCGTTATCTTTTGATGATTTTTTAAAGCAGGGTGGAAATCAGGCAGAATTTGATAGGCGTGTGCAGAAAGCAACGCAGACTGCGGTAGCAAATGCCAAACAGAAATGGAAAGCGTTGACGGACGATAAAATGTCTGAAGCAGAACGTCTGGCGCAGATGACAAAAGAGGAGAAGACTGAATACAGGGCAAATAAGCTGGAGAAAGAACTGAGCGATCTGAAACGCCAGAATGCTCTTTCAGATATGGCAAAGACAGCAAGAAAGATGCTGGCAGAGGAAGAAATCAACCTTCCGGATGAATTGCTTTCCCATCTTGTAAGTGAGGATGCTGAAAAAACAAAAGAAGCAGTAGAATCATTTACGAAGTTGTATAAAGCAGCAATACAGGCTGCAGTAAAGGATGCTTTAAAAGGAAATCCGCCCAAAGTTGGGATTGGCGGAAAAGGAACAATGACAAAAGATCAGATTCTGGCAATTAAAAATCCATCTGAAAGACAGAAGTTAATTGCAGAAAACATGACATTATTTCAATAAAGGAGAGAAAGAAGATATGCATGATATTGAAAATTTAGGATTACAGGTATTTGCAGCTCCAGAAGGTATGACCGGACAGGCACAGATCCAGGTCAGAGCACGTGAAATTGATTTTGTAACGAGTTTTGGAAAGAATATTCAGGATTTGTTGGATGTTCTTGGGATTACACGGATGATTCGCAAAGCAAATGGAACAGTTTTAAAAACAAAGACTGTGAAAGGTGAGTTAAAATCTGGAGATGTTGGAGAGGGAGAAGAGATTCCATTATCTCAGTATACTGTGGAGGAAACACCGTTCGATACAATCAAAATTGAAAAATACAGAAAAGCTGTATCTATCGAAGCGATTGCGGAGAAAGGGTATGATGCTGCGGTGCAGTCTACGGATGAGGAGTTTAAATCAGATCTCCAGAATAAAGTCAAAGAAAAGTTGTATGCTCAGTTAAAGGCCGGGTCACTTGTAGGGCATGAAACTACATGGCAGATGGCGATCGCAATGTCCATTGGAAAGGTGAAAGAAAAATTTGAGAGCATGAACAGAACAGCTACAGGGATTGCAGTATGGGTGAATACTTTGGATGTTTATAGATATGTCGGAGCAGCCGATATCACATTGCAGACTTCGTTTGGAATGTCGTACATTAAAAACTTCCTTGGTGCAGATGTCGTATTTGTGACATCAGAAATTCCAGAAAAAACAGTAATTGCAACCCCACTAAACAATATGATCGCATACTATGTGGATCCAGCAGATTCCGAGTTTGTGAAAGCCGGACTGTCGTATACTACGGATTCAGCAACTGGGTTCATCGGATTTCATGCTCAGGGAACTTATGAAAGAGCGATTTCAGATATGTTTGCAATTATGGGGCTTCGTATTTTTTGCGAGTATATGGATGCCATTGCATATATGTCGGCAGGCGGTGAAAATACACAGAAACTTGGGGAGTTAAAGGTAGCATCTGTGAAGGGTTCTGAAAACGGAAAGACTCTCCCATCTGTAGATAAGCAATTGTCATCTATGAATAACTGCTGGAAGTATAAAACGAAAGCAGGTAGCGCGGAAGCAGTAACTTATGGAATGGATGTGAAAACATGGAAGAAATGGGACGGAGTTTCTGAAATTGATGGAACAAATGGAGAACATTTGACAATCGTGGAAGCAGATCCTGGGTTTAAAGCTGTTGCCAAAGGCAGTGCAGTGATCGTATCTCAATAAATGGGTAGGTGATGAGATGTTAGACGACTTGAAAATCCTTTTGGGGATTGATAGTTCTGACAGGGATTCTGATGAAAAGCTTTTGTTGATTCTGGAATCTGTAAAAAATAGACTAAAACTGCTTCTCGGCGGTATGGAAGTACCGCCGAGTATGCAGCATATTGTTACAGATGTAGCTGCGGTACGTTTTAATCGTATCGGGTCAGAAGGAATGTCATCACATACTGTAGCGGGAGAGAGCACATCCTATTTAGAAAATGATTTTGCTCCTTATATGGAGGAGATACAGGCGTATCTCGATTCCGTAGGTGGAATTAAGAAAGGAAGGATTCGGTTTTTATGAGATACGATAGACCTGTATTCTTTCAAACGGTAGTACAAGGAGTGTATAATCCCACAACAGGAGATTATGCGGAAGATTATATAACCGAAACAAAACGGTATGGGAGTGTTTCTGATACTGGTACAGAAACGATGAATTTAGTTTACGGTGAGATTAAGCAAGGGAGCTTGACCATCCAACTACAGACGCACTATAAGGAGCTATTTCACAGGATTCGCGTTGGAAGGAAAGTATACAGAGTGGATTTTGAGCGGAAACTGCGGACAAAGCATGTGTTTGTAGTATCGGAGGTGCAGTGATGGCTACGTTAAAAATCGAAGGAATCGCAAAGCTGAATAAAGGTTTGAAGAAGCGGATGGATATGAGCGCTGTGCAGACAGTTGTACGGAAAAACGGGGCAGATATGCAAAAGAAAGCGCAGAGGAATGCTCCAGTCGATACCGGGACACTGAAAAGAAGTATCGGTATTGACATCTCTGATGGTGGGATGACCGCCACTGTCGAACCAACAGCTGAGTATGCGCCTTATGTAGAACTCGGAACCCGATTCATGGAAGCCCAACCCTATTTAAAACCCGCATTTGAGGAGCAAAAGAAACAGTTTGAAAAAGATTTACAAAAGCTTGTGAGGTGAGATATGGATCCACAGCAAGAATTATTTACAAAATTACTTACAGAGATTAAAGCATTAGGATATGACGTATATGACGGATTCTTACCGCCGGATGGTACGCCGTATCCTTTTGTGTATCTCGCAGACAGCCAATTGATCGATGATGCGAATAAGACCGCTGTGTTTGGCAGTGTCCATCAGACAATCCATGTTTGGCACAACAATCCAAGACAGAGAGGAACGGTATCAAAAATGCTGTTGGCGATCAAAACCACATGCAGAAGACTGGATCATACCGAAAATTTTGCATGGAATGTCCGGAATGTAAATCAGAGGATTCTTCCGGATACAACAACAAAGCAGCCTCTTTTACACGGGTTGCTGGAAATAGAATTTAGTTTTAGTTAGAGAGGAGAAAGGAATGGATATAAGTATGTTTAAAGCAGGACTACAGTTATTTGCAGAGGCGGTATCTGGCAAGAAAATCGTCTATTTGTATCGACTTGCAGGAAAAGCCAGAGAAGAGGCTGCGAAAAATCTTGCATTCACGACAGAAAATGGAAGAACAAAAAGCAAGGATGCGGACTCTACGGCAACGAAGGACGGAACAATTCGCACACCCGGGGCTGCGGAAACAGAAATCACATCTACTGCTATCCTTGCGAAGAAAGATAAGTTAATCTCTGAGTTAGAGGACGCAATGGATTCGGATGAGTTGCTTGAAATCTGGGAGGCAAACCTTGAGGATCCGGCAGAACCTGGTCCGAATAAGTTTAAGGGCATGTATTTCCAGGGATATCTCACGGAATTTGAGATCATATCCTCGGCAGATGAAAATGTAGAGGTGTCTCTTACTTTTGGTGTTAACGGCTCCGGAAAACGAGGGGATGTTACTGTAACTGCACAGCAGCAGGAAGTAGCAGCTTATGTGTTTAAGGATACGACGCAGGAATCGTAAATCCCTCTGGTGATACTGCCTTGATTAGTAGAGGGAGAATTTGTAAGGCGAAAAACGAATGATTATGTACATAGGGGGGCGGTAAGACCGCTCTCCTTTAATGGAGGTAAAAATATGATGGAATTAACAATTAACGGACAGGTGTACCAGTTTAAATTCGGAATGGGATTTTTGAGAGAAATCAACAAGCAGACAAATATGCCTGTGGATGGATTGCCGGGAGTAAAAAAAGACGTAGGATTCCGGTATGCGCTTATGAACTTAATAAATGGTGATCCGGATGCATTGGTAAACATTCTTGATGTTGCGAATAAAGGGCAGAATCCGAGAGTGACAAGAGGCCTTTTGGATGAGTATATCGACGATGAGGACACAGATATCGATGATCTTACAGAAACAGTAATGGGTTTCTTAAAGAATGCCAATGCTACGAAAAAAGCTACGGACGAGATCGTGGACGCTGTGGAGAAAGAGAAACAGAGAGTGGAAGAGGAAGAAGCGAAGAAGAGAGAGCTGATGATGTAGATTTTGAAGAATCCTACAGAGAGGTGGCGTTGAATTGTTTCCGATATCTTGGCTTTAAGAGCTTTGAAGAAGTGGATAGGTTGACAATTCCAGAATACACCTTGCTCATGGAGGCTGTGCAGCTAAGAGAAGTAGATAAGGACTATCGAAATCATCTGCAAGCATTCCTGAATTTTGCTGTGAAAGCAGAGAAAAAGGTCGGAAAGAATAAGACTAAACCAGTTTATCAGAGATTCAGAAAGTTTTTTGATTACGAAAAAGAAGTAGATCGTGTGAGGAACCGAAAGCAAAAAAATGAAAGATTGGACATAATCGGCAGAATGATGAAAGGAGAGTGATGGCATGGCAGAAAGTTTTTCTGTAAAGGCAATATTATCTGCGCAGGATAGAGGATTTACGTCTGCTTTCAAATCTGCAATGGGTACCGTAAGCAATTTAAAAAGCACGCTCACAAGTGGAATCGGATTTGGAATCATGGCCGGAATTGGACAAAAGGCATTTGGTGCTGTCACATCCAGTATTGGCGGTATGGTGTCGGAATTAAATTCTTCCAGTGCTGCATGGAAAACATTTAACGGAAACATGTCGATGGTTGGCAAAGGCGCTGACGAGATTGCATCTGTAAAAAAGGAATTGCAAGAGTTTGCAGAAGATACTATTTACAGCGCATCTGATATGGCGAGTACTTACGCTCAGCTGAGTGCAGTAGGTATTAAAAGCACGAACAAGCTTGTAAAGGGATTCGGAGGGCTTGCGGCGGCAGCTGAGAATCCAAAACAGGCAATGAAAACTTTAAGTCAGCAAGCTACACAGATGGCAGCGAAACCAACAGTTGCTTGGGCAGACTTTAAACTTATGATTGAACAGACTCCGGCTGGTATATCGGCAGTCGCAAAAGAAATGGGCATGACTACCACGGAGCTGGTGCAGAATGTGCAGGACGGAAAAATCGCGACAGAAGATTTCTTTGATGCTATCGCAAAAGTCGGCACAAATGACGCATTTACGAAGCTTGCTACAGAGTATAAGACTGTAGATCAGGCAATGGATGGTCTGACCGAAACAGTAAGTAATAAGCTGGCACCGTCATTTGATGTTTTATCCGGTCGAGCGATTAAATCTTTGGACGGGATAATTAATAAAATTGGAGATCTTGATGGAGATGCAATCGCAGGAAAATTAACTGGATTTCTCGATAAAGCAAGTGGGTACTGGAATGTTTTAAAAACAGAAGCATTAGAAGTGAAGAACGCTTTTGGAGATGCTTTTTCCGCAATTGGAGAAGATCTCGGAAAGATTACAGGTGCGTTTGGCTCCACGGAAAGCATCAGTTCTTTCGCCGGTGTAATGGATTCCGCGAGCGGGGCTCTGCAAACATTTGCCGGATTTTTAGAGGATCATTCTGAAACTATCGCGAAAGTGATTCCTCAGATTCCTAAGCTTGTCGTTGCATATAAAAGCTTTAAGATTGCAAAAAGTGTTGCCCCGTTTGTAGGTGCATTCACCAGTGCGATTGCAGGTCTTGCCGGCGCAGGGATTAGTGCGATTGCCGGAAAATTGCTTGGAATTTCCAAGGGACAGAGAGAAGTTGGAGTGTCGAGTAGGGAAAGCATGAAAAGCACTATGGAATCTGCCAAAGCATTTATGATGCTTGGTGCAGGAGTTGCTCTGATTAGCGGTGGTTTCTTTTTGCTTGCTCAAGGAGCGAAAGCTGTGGCGGAATCGGGACCATTGGCTGTTGCTGTTTTAGTTGGAATGGTAGCTGCAATCGCAGGGCTTCTGATCGTGGCAAAAATGGTGGCTCCGACATTATCGGCAGGTGCAGCAGGATTTGTTGCATTCGGCGCAGCTGTTGTTTTGGCAGCGGCCGGAATCGCCGTATTAACCATGTCCGCAATTTCTCTGGCAAATGCAGGCCCGCTTGCAATCGCAGTGATGTTCGGCCTGATCGTAGCAATTGGTGGATTGATGGTCGTAGCGGCTGCAGTAGCTCCTGTCCTTACAGCAGGAGCTGTTGGTTTGATCGCATTCGGTGTGGCTGCGGCACTTGTTGGAGCGGCAGTATTGCTTGCGAGCGCAGGCCTTGCGATCGTGGCAAGTGTACTTCCGATTGTCGCCGAGTATGGCTTACAGGCATCTGTAGCTATCGGGGCGTTAGGCGCTGCAATGACGGTATTTGGAGCTGGTACGATTGTGGCAGGAGTTGGATGCACGGTTCTCGCGGTTGGATTGCTTGCAGTAGGAGTTGCAGTGCTCGGTGTCACGGTGGGAGTTGTTGCATTTGGAGTAGCGATGACAGCAGCGTGTGTTGGCGTGCTGGCAATGGCAGCGGCACTGTTGGCGGTTAATTCCAGTATGAAGTCGATTGCAAAGAATGCGAAAACAGCGCAGAAATCTATCGAGAGTATGAAAGATTCTGTAAGTATTGTGAATGACGGTCTGGATGCTCTTGGAAATAAAGCGAAAAGTGCGGTGAAATCCATTGTCAGCGCATTTGATTCCGGCGCAGGAAAAGCGAGAAACTCTGGACAGAAACTTGGGGACAGTGCAAAAGAGGGTGTACAGAACGGACTACAGCCAACACAGGCAATTGCAATTAGTACTGTTTCCGCTGTGCTTGCCTCTTTTGCGTCTGGAGCCGGAAGTGCCTACAGTAGCGGTCTAAATATCGGGATGAGCTTCGCAAATGGACTGGCTGCAAGCCTCGGAAGAATACAGGCGATTGCGGCGCAGATGGTAGCCACGGCAAATTCTGCAGTAGCGTCTCGGGCGAGTCTGCCAAAAACGAGAAGTGTCGTAGTAGGTGGCATAGAAAATACTCCGATGGTTGCAGTTTATGGGATGGACGATGAAATAAATGACAGAATTGATATTCCGGTTATTTCCAGTGTTGATCCAGTCATGACGGCATATACAAGTAGAACTGATACAAAAAAAGAATTATCTGATGGTTGCACCTATCAGCGGAACGCGACATACACAATCGTTGTACCAGTTGAGTACAACGGCAGAGAAGCAGCACGTGTTACGGCGGAATTTACGCAGAAAGAGCTGGAAAGCCGTGAGAGTATGAAGATGAGACTAAAAGGAGAAAGAAGCCATGTATGAGTTTGTGGATACAAATCAAGCGGGGAGTAAAAGCTCCCTGCCGAGTGAGGCTCTGCAGATTGATGGGGCATATATTGAAAATTTGATTGACGGATACAGAACTCTGTACGTGACCGGTCGTGAGCTTTTGGGATCGGAAATTTCGGAGAGAGAAATTGATCTTGTGGATGGGTCCGAGTATACGGGAAAGCGAGATACAACCAGAAGTATTACAGTTGGATACCAGTTGCTTTGCACATCCCCTAGAGAGTTTCAGGAAAAATTCAACAAACTCTCTGGAATCTTAAATAAGGAACAGGCAAAGCTGATTTTTGCAGATGAACCGGATAAATATTTTATCGGGACGAAATCAAGTGTAGGAGATGTGGAGCCAGGCAGATTGAACGTAAAAAGCGAATTTACTTTTTATTGTTGTGATCCACGGAAATATTCTGCAGCGGAAAAATCGTTTACTGCCCATCAGGAAAGCGGATATCAGACGCTTACTATTGTAAATGGTGGTACAGAATCCGTTCCGGTAAGCTACGATATCACTCACAACCATGAAAATGGATTTATTGGGATTGCCAGTAAATACGGTGCAATACAACTCGGCAAGATCGAAGAAGCAGACGGCGAAGACTATAAGGCGTCAGAGATACTGTCAGAGGGGTATAGCCTGTTTCAAGACGATCACGGCACCTCTTATCAGAATCCAGAGAATACCACACAGGGGACGCTTGAAGTAAGGAATGTTGCCGGATATAACGTGATGGCATTAAAAGGTGGACAAGCCACATCTGGATACTGGAACGGCGGAATGAGAACACTTACTATCCCGGTTGACAGCGAGGGCAGACGTGGGGCAAAGAACTTTTACTGTTACACGCAGCACTGGTTCGAGACTGGATTGATGGGACAGACGGGAGCACAGACTATTGCGTTTCTTACAGGGAAAAATGAAGTGATCTGCTCTATGTCTATTAACAAGAGTGATACGGTTGGTAATACGGCGCATGTGGACTGGTTCGCACCACAAAACAAGAAGATCAAGACACTGGATTTCCAGCCGACAGCTTATGAGGGAAACCCGTTTAATTTAAAGATGGGTGGCGGGCATAATGATTTTTTAAAAGAAGGGGATCGGTTGCGTATTTTCTGGTATGGGCAGTACTATTACTTCACTATCCCGGAAATCAAGGACATGGCGTGCGAGAAGATACAGGTCTGGATCGGGCAGTGGGGAAGTAGAGATCTTGGAAATCAGCTGGTTACGCACAATTATTTAAAAAGTATCTGGTTCCGCAAGGATAACGTGGAAAAATACAGAGATGTGCCGAACCGGTATAAGTCCGGAGATGTGGTCTATATTGATGGAAATGATACAGCGGTTTATGTAAACGGGATGAAGCGGATGGAAGATGAAATCCGAGGAAGTAAGCATTTTCTGGTGCCGCCGGGAGAGACGGAGATCCAGTTCTCCTACTCGGCATTTAGCAGTCCTCCACCAACGATTAAAGCCAAAATAAGGGAGGCGTATTTATAATGAATGAAATCAGAATTGCCGTACTGAATCCACATGACAGGGTGCTTGCATTTTTGGATAACACCCATCGAAACTCTATGCATTATTGGAGTGACGAACTCCATGAATATCTGCAGGGGACAGCGAATACTTACACATTTACGGTAAGTTCCAAGCATGAGGATGCGGTGTATATCGTAGAAGGGAATAAAGTAGCCTTTGTATATAACGGAAAAGACTACTATCTGAATATCGTACATGTGGAAAAGGATGAATTTACAGTTACTGCGACAGCATGGTCTTTAAGCTTCGAATTGATCAACGAGAATGTTGGGGCATACAAATCTGAAAGCGCAATGAGCTTTGAGGAATATGTAACTGCCTTTGATCCGGAACGTACCGTGCGGATCGGGATCAATGAAGTGTCAGATAAGCGGATTTCAAACGAATGGACAGGTGAGGCAACGGTACTGTCCCGTTTATTTTCCGTGGCGAATGTATTCGATGCGGAGATTGAGTTCCAGACTGTGTTAAATGATGATTATTCACTGAAAGAAATTGTAATGAACGTGTATCGGGAACACTCAGACAATAACACGGGAGTTGGGGAGTTCCGGGGAGATATCAAACTGCGGTACGGGAAAAATGTTACCGGCATCCGGAAGGAATCCAGTATCGAAAATCTGTACACCGGTATCCGTCCAACAGGAAAGGATGGACTGACTATACAGGGAATTGAGAAAGAAGAGCTGGATGAGAACGGTGTAGTAGAGTTTTATACACAAGGTCCAGATATCCGGGCACCACAGGCAAGAGATCGCTTCCCATCGAATCTGATAAACAAAGAAGACGGATACATCTTTATGCCAAAATCCTACGATACGGATAATAAAGACAAGCTGTACAGTATGGCACTATTGGACTTGAAAACAGCATCTGAACCGGTTGTGACTTATGATGTAACGGGGTACTTTGATACTGCTATCGGAGATACCGTGGAGATTGAGGATGAGGAGTACGTTCCTACATTATATTTGAGTGCAAGAGTATCGGAGCAGGTTCGCAGTTTCACGAATCCGCAAGCAAACAAGACAGTCTTTACCAATTTTAAAGAGCTGCAGCCGGAAATCTCTGAAGATTTGCTGCAGAAAGTAGAGGATCTGATTAACAAAACAAAGATTTACACAAGCAGTATCTCTACGGATAACGGAATTGTATTTAAAAATAATGAAGGCTTTGCCAACTTGACTGCCAATGTAATAGATAATGGGGTAGATCGGACAGACAATTTCACAATTCGATGGTTTAAGGATGGGAATCATATCTACGCCGGTCGGACCATAAAAGTTCGAGCTTTGGATGTGGAGAGCAAGGCGGTCTACAAATTTGAAGCAAGGGATACGGAGGGAGTCCTAAGGGGATTTGAAGAAGTAACGGTTACGGATGTATCCGATGGAGAGCCGGGAAAAGACGGAACAACTTATTACACATGGTTTAAATTTGCTGATGACGAGTATGGAAACGGGATGTCCAGCAGTCCAGATGGAAAGGAATACTTAGGAATTGCCTACAATAAGGTGACTCCAGTAATGTCCAATAATCCGGAAGATTACCAGTGGGCAAGGATCACCGGAGAGGGCATACCCGGGAAACCCGGAGCGGACGGAAAAACTTACTACACATGGGTAAGGTATGCGGATGATGCCAGAGGAAACGGGATGTCTGACAGTCCGAATGGAAAATATTACATCGGGTTCGCATACAACAAGGAAGTGCCGACAGAAAGCAACAATCCGGCAGATTACCAGTGGTCGAAATATAAAGGGGATGACGGCAAAGATGGTACGGATGGAGCAATAAAATCCGAAACACCACCAGACGATAAGACTAAACTCTGGTACGACACGGTAAACAACGTCCTTAAGTACTGGGACGGCGAAAAATGGGTAGAAGCATACACGGGAGACATCGAAGACGCGAAAGATGCGGCAGGAAACGCACAGGAATCCGCAAACACAGCAATCTCCAGTGTCAATAATATAAATACCAGTCTCGAAAAGTACAAGAATGAGGTTCGCGCCGAGTTCAAGAATACCGTAACTTACGTAGACGGCAAGACGGAAGTTATCGATACATGGGTGCGACAGGGGTCGGATGGAGTTACGCCGTTTTTGGAGCTGGGTGGAACAAGTAATGACCTTAAGGCAAGGTTGACGAACTCGCGCCTAGGATTTTACGAAGGAGACAAAGGGCTGGCGTATTTTGGAAATGAAAAAGCATATATGCCGGTGGCAGAAGTTGATAACCTAAGCGCCAAAAGGGTTGGTGTAGGTAACTATGCAATGTTGGACAATGGGGACGGGCATCTGTCACTGATATATATTGAGTAGGAGGGACTTATGGCAGGAACGGGGAGAATCTATGTCACGGCAGTCCGTGGTGTAGGGGATGCGAATCTCACACATCAGTACGATGTGGATATCAGGTTTGATATTGCGTTTGACTGGGGTGGATACAATTATGGCGGTGCACCATACAGCATGAGCTGTGACGGGCAGAACACCTCCGGAAGCGCAACATTTGCAGTTGGAAGCGGTGGAGGGAACTGGATATGGACAAACATTGGCGGAACTAAGACATTCCGTATTACGATGCCGACAAGCGGACAGCCCAAGAACATAGGATTTTCCGCAACAATTAACACGGGAATCAACCCGTCCACAATCTCAGCAAGCGGAAGTTACGCACTCTCGGCTATCACGTGGGAACATACCGTATCTTACAATGCAAACGGAGGAACGGGCGCGCCGGGCAGTCAAAAGAAAATATATGGGTCAAACTTAACCCTATCCTCTGCACGCCCTACACGAGACGGGTATGTATTTATGGGTTGGGCAACGTCATCTGCCGGAGAGGTGTCGTACATGCCGGGGTCTACTTACGGCACAGATGTGGATATCACCTTGTATGCAGTCTGGAAAATTGCGTATATCCAACCGACAATTACAAATCTAAAAGCGCTGCGGTGTGACTCAAAAGGGAACGCTATGGGAGACGGAACCTATATCAAAGTGTCTGGAACATGGAAGGTGGACAGGACGTTAAACAGCTCCAACATCGCGACCAGCATAAAAATAGAGTACAAGAAAACGAGTACCGGATCCTTAGTCAAAGTCAGTGAAACGAAGCCAAATGCAGCAAGTGGGGAAATTTCGTCTGTAATAGGAAATGGACAAATATCTGCATCGTATGTGTATTTTGTGATTGTTACAATCACAGACTTAAACGGAAACAAACAGGAAGAAGTGATTGTTCCCGCGCAGTTCCGGGCGTTGGATGTTGCAAATAAAGGAAGGAGCATTGCTTTTGGTGGAACAGCAAGTGACAGAGAAGAGGGATATGATTTCTATCAAGATGTGAGGTTTCACGGAAAGTTATTACTGGGAGATCAAGAATTGATGGGGATCAAGGAACATGATTCCGGACAGGTGAGAGGGCCGTACTCCAATGTAAACAGCAGTAATCACGTGCAGGTGTGGTTGTATAAGATCGGCAAGATCGTACACTGCAAAATTGAGATGCTGGCGCAGTTTCCGAACAGCGGGTCTTTCAACGATTTTGACGAGGTGGCCATCCCGGAAGAATTCCGGCCGAAATATCACGTATTTTGCGCGTGCCCGGAAGTAGTCGCAGGGACGATCATTGGAACTGGAAGATATCGTATAGGAGACAAGATTTCTCTGGATGTGGAAAAGAAAGATTATGCAGAGCGGACAATCTGTACATCTTGGATCGCAGCAAGTTAGGAGGTGAGGAAATGGGGGATATGATAACCGCCGCTTTTAATGACGGTGAAGGATACAAGAGGGTTCCAGGGCTTTGGCAGTGGGATCGTGGTCAGACACTAAAAATCTGTGGGTTGGATTTTCAAAATAAAACAATGGAAGTTCATTTTGCGATTGCAGGGAGCGAAACAGCAAAAACGGTAATCGGAGAAGTGAAAGAAAATCACATTCTGGCAAAAATACCGGATACTCTACTGAAAAACGGGAGAAATATTTGGGCGTTTTTGTATTTGGCAGACACAAAATCCGGTCAGACTATCCGACAGATTGAATGTGTAGTGAATAAGCGTCCGAAGCCGGAAGATTATGAAGAACCAGAAGAGGAACACATTCTGGAGGAACTATTGGAGCAACTCAATAAAAAGGGAGACAGGCTGTATCTGGAAGAAAACCGGATGCAGCTTTTTTCTGGAGAGAATCTACTCAGTGAAGTGGAACTGCCGGAAGGCGGGGGAAGCGAAACTGTGGAGATAGAGTCGATCACCAATCCGGAGATTGACGAGATTATGAAAGGAGCAGAATAAACATGCCAAGAAAGAAAGCAACAAAAGCAGCGGCACTGGCCGCAGAAAAGAAGTACCTGGATCAGGATGGACTTGCACACCTGGTACAGAAGAATGATGAGAGATACGTAAAGAAGGAGGTGGGAAAAGGTTTATCCAGCAATGATTTTTCGGATGAGTACAAGAAAAAAATCGATGACCTGGCGTACACCAAGATTGCAATCAACAGTCTGACTGCCACGAACAGCAGCAACGAAATCGGTGCGACAGTTACTGCATCTGATATTGCATGGGCGTTAAATAAAGAGCCAAAAACACAGAAAATCAAATTTGGAGCAGAACAGGAGGAAATACTGGATAAAGCACTTCGAAAGAAATCTTATACAGGAAAGTCTTTGAAAACAAATACCAACATTGTGCTGACAGTGACAGATGAGAGGGATGCAGTTGTATCCAGAACGGTTGGCATCACGTTCCAGCCAAAAGTATACTGGGGAAAAACTAACAAGGAACAGCTGGAAAATGCCGATATCCTGGCACTGGAAGGATCTTCATTAGCAGGTGGACGAGGACGCACATTTACGGTCAATGCAGGAGAAGGTGAAAAGATTGTTTACGCATTTCCGACATCCTTTGGAACGCCAATATTCAACGTGGGTGGATTTGACGGCGGATTTACAAAAGCGCAGACATTGGAGTTTACCAACGCATCCGGATATAAGCAGAGCTATGACGTTTGGATGTCTGTAAACGCAGGTCTTGGAAACACAACAGTAACGGTAAAATAAGGAGGTTTGAAAGATGGCACAGAGTATTGACGGCGGTGTTACAATCGTCAACACCTTAACAGTAAAAAATAACGGGGATTACCCACTGGTCATGGCAGAAAGCGTACAGCTTACGGAAGGAAAATCCGTAGAACAGAAGATTGGAGAACTGGAAGCAGGGGCAGGAAACGAAGTTATCACAGAAGACGAGATCAACGGATTATTTCAGTAATAAAGGAGAAGAAAGAACATGGCAAAATTTTTAGATTTCACAGGGCTTGGAACATTTAAAACGAAAATGCAGGAATGGGCAAATGGTGCATTTCGAAAGAAAACAGATAAGGTAGTCTCTACTGATGTTTTGTATAAATCAAAGCCGTTGGATGAGGCAATCAAAGCTGGAGAATTCAAAGGAGATAAAGGAGAGACTGGAGCAGTCGGACCCCAGGGGCCAGTAGGACCATCGGGACCGGCTGGAGCTAAAGGAGAACAGGGAATCCAGGGACCGCAAGGACCGGCAGGCGAAGCATTTAAAATCGCCAAAACATTTACATCTATAGCGGAAATGAATAAAGGATTTGCAACTGATGGAGTAAAAACCGGGCAATTCGTCATGATTGACACAGGAAATGTACAGGATGCCGACAATGCAAAATTATACGTAAAAGGAGCCGAATCTTACACATACATTACAGACTTATCAGGAGCCACAGGTATGACAGGACCACAGGGACCACAGGGATTACAGGGTGCAACAGGTCCAGCAGGACCAGCGGGCGCAAAAGGAGAACAGGGAATCCAGGGACCAGCAGGAGCCAAAGGTGACAGAGGAGAAACAGGACCACAGGGACCTCAGGGATTAAAAGGCGAAAAAGGAGACGTTGGACTAATGGGACCACAGGGACCGGCTGGATCTGACGCAAATGTTCAGTCTATTACAAATTCCGAAATTGATGGTTTATTCTCATAAGGCAGGTGACACGCAATGCCGGAATTTTTAAAAAAGATATTTCGGGTGGGGGAGCAGAAAGCTTCCCCCAAAAAAGTACTGGACTATGCTGGGATGGGGTACACGGTGAAAAAGATGGATAACCGGTATGTATCGAAAAAAGATGTGCCGTACAAATTTAAGTCCATGACGCAGTCGGAATATGACAGTTTGTGGTCTAAGGATAGCAATACGGTATATCTGATTATTGGATAGGGGGCGAATGGATGGGCGACGAGAACAAGGAGGAAATTATACCAAGATCGGCAGACTTTTCCGGATGGACTGGATATCAAATAATGGACGGGAATTCAAACTGCCGTGCTTGGGCAGACTGGCAGACTTCACGTGTGTTTAGGAATGGGCAAGCTGGTTGGGATGTAAGAATTATCTTAAAAGCAAATAAAACAACCTCTTCACCGACATATGGAACTGGTAATACGCAAGTTGGTGCTCATCAAACAAATTCTTCTGTAGATACAAAGTATATGACTATTGTGCAGAGTGAAACAACATTTCGAGATGAGACTTTATTTGTTCCGGCAGAAGCTGGAGCAGATATATCACTCGGTGCATTTGCCAATATTCACATCCCAAATGTAGTGAGTAAAGGCATTAACTTTACAGTCACAGCAAAGAGAAATCTTTGGGGTGTTTATTTTGATGCAAACGGCGGAACTGGTGCACCTAGCATGATGAAAAAACATTGGGGAGAAATTGTATATATTCCATATACCAAACCAACAAGACCTGGATATACATTCAAAGGATGGACTAAAAGCAAAGGATCGTCTACATTGCATTATAGCCCGGGGGATCCTATAGGAGATGATTTTGATGTAACTTTATATGCCATATGGGGTCAAAATGTTACTAGAACATGGAGCATTACATATAATGCAAATGGTGGATATAACGCTCCGGCAAAACAAACAGCTAACGTAGGTCAATCCATTACAATTACTTATTCAAAACCCACTCGTAGCGGATATACTTTTTTAGGCTGGTCTACATGGTCTGGAGCAACAGAACCAGAGTCCGCATATACACCTGGTTATTCATATATGTCTGAATATGACACAACATTATATGCAGTATGGAAACAAAATCAGGTCACGCAATACTCTTTGTCTTTTAATCTTCAAGGGGGAACAGGCGCATTTAATACTTTGTATGGAGGATATGGTGAACGGGTACAAATTCCATATACAACTCCAACAAAAAGCGGATACACATTTAAAGGGTGGTCAACTTCATCAACAGGAAGTCCACAGTATCAACCAGGAGACTATTATACAATTTATAGAAACACGATTTTATACGCGATTTGGAGTGAATCTACACAGTATTGCACAATTACTTTCAATGCAAATGGCGGATCCGGTGCGCCGTCAAGCCAGCAGAAAATTATAGGAGAGCAAACTTACATTCCATATACTAAACCAACAAGATCAGGTTATACTTTTTTAGGATGGTCTACATCATCGTGGGCGACATCCGCAGATTATCAACCAGGATCCGTTTACACCCCATATGGAAACATGACTTTTTACGCAGTATGGAAACAGAATGTAGTTCGGACTTGGAGCATTATATATGACGCGAATGGAGGAATAAATGCGCCAGAAAGGCAGACAGCGAATGTAGGTCAGTCGATTGTAATAACACATGATAAACCTACTCGTTCTGGCTATATATTTTTAGGATGGAACAGTTGGTCAGGGGCTACAGAACCAGATACAATGTATAATCCTGGATATTCATACACTTCCGATAGTGATACAACATTGTATGCCATATGGGAAGAAGATAAAAAAATGTATCTTGGATATGACCGTATTAGAAAAATTTATATTGGAAACAAACAGGTAACAGCGGCATACCTGGGAACGACAAAAATATGGTAAGGAGACGAGAATGACGGAAAATGAAGTAGAAGTGAAACTTGCAGAGCACGGAAAAGAAATCGGCTCTCTAAAACACCGAATGAAAGAAGCAGAGGACGTTGTTAATGTGGTGCACCAGCTGGCGCAAGAAATGGTTGGGCTGACCAAAGAGGTCGGATTTATGAACCAAACTCTTGTGCAGCTGACCGCAAAAGTGACACATCTTGAGCAGACTCCGGCCAGACGATGGGATGGAGTTGTAACCGCACTGATCGGAGCAGTTATCGGAGCGGTAGTAACAATGTATTTTTAAGGAGAAAGAATATGGATCAGATTATGAATTATGTAAAACCAGAATTGATTGTTGTAGCAGTAGTACTGTATTTTATTGGAATGGGATTAAAACAGTCTCAGACAGTAAAGGATAAGTACATCCCGCTTATTTTAGGAGGTATTGGCATTGTGTTATGTGCAGTGTGGGTGATTGCATCTTGCCCCATCAGTACTGGGCAGGAGATCGCAATGGCGGTATTTACGGCGATTATGCAGGGGATTTTAACAGCCGGATTGAGTACATACGTGAATCAGACCATTAAGCAGATTGGGAAGAAAGAATAAAACACGTATAAATATGTGCAAAAACTGTTGACACACGTGCTGACACGTGCTATAATAATACCATGAAAGGAGGAAATAATGAAAACATCAGAACTTGTTAAAATACTCAAGAAGAATGGCTGTTTTTTCGTGGAACATGGTAAAGAGCATGATAAGTGGCACAGCGATTTAACCGGAAAGGATGTGCGAATCCCAAGACATAAAAGTAAGGAAATCCCGACCGGAACAGCGGACAGAATACTAAAGGATGTTGGGCTGAAATAAGCCCAATCCTTTGATGAGATAATATAAGGAGGTCAACAGAATGGCAAAATACGTATATCCAGCAGTGTTTACACCAGAGGAAGATGGGAAATATTCGGTGTTTTTTCCAGATTTAGATGGGTGCTATACTTGCGGAGATGATCTGCAGGATGCAATTGTAATGGCGGAGGATGTGCTTGCATTTTATCTTTATGATGAAGAAGTAGCACAGAACGAAATACCAAAATCATCTACTACTGCAGAAATTGAATTAAAAGATGGAGAATTTGTGAATTATATCGCATGCGATACCATTGAATACGCAAAAATGCATAATAATCGGGCGGTAAAGAAAACACTGACAATACCCGAATGGTTGAACGAAGCTGCGACGAGAGCAGGAGTGAATTATTCGCAGGTGCTTCAGGAAGCGCTAATGAGTAAATTGAATATAAGTAGATAATTTAAGAGAGCTTGGAAACAGGCTCTCTTTTATTGTGCGACATCGCACGGAAAGGAGTTAAAATCATGGGAAGCAAGGAATTTTTAAACATTTGCAAGGCAAAGGTAGCAGATTATTTTAACCAGAATAAAGACAAGACTGATACATCTGACAACATGACGGTAGATGATGTATTTGTGGTTTGGTATTGTAAGACACTGCAAAATCACAAGGCGCTGCTTAGTACGCCGGTAAGTGATGGAATGTATTATGAGATCACTTACAGTGGAGATAAGAATGAGATCTACTTTGATGCTTATAAAAAGTGGGAAAACATTAAATTTGATATGTAATTGTGCGACATCGCACGGAGGAGGTGAGATCATGAGCGAACAGAACGAATTTGGAAGAACAACAGCAGAAGAACTGGAAAAAGCGTTTGAAGTAGAAGAACAGGAGAAAGAGAAAGAATGAGTATCTGTAGAGGAATTGCCGGCAGGAGAGGGATGAATCCAGTCGGTATTTTTATCCACAACGGGGCAGACAGCCAGAACGCAACATCGGAATACTATAAAAACTACTTGCAGAGAGCGAACTTGGAGAATGGATTTGCGCATTATTATGTTTGTAGTGATGGAATTCTGCAAGCAGAGGATGATTCAAACTGCGCTTGGCATTGCGGCGACTTAAACGGAAATCTTAATTTCTTGGGAATAGAAGTCTGCCAGAGTATGGGCGATCTGAATGTATTTAAAGCGAATGAGGAAAAAGCATTACAGTTGGCAGCACAGAAGTGCAAGCAGTATGGAATTACACCAAGTGCAAGCACGATCATGCTGCATCAGGAGGTGTTTGCAACCGCTTGTCCGCACAGATCAGTGGAGATTCACGGCGGCGCAGCGCAGACAAAAGCCTATTTTATTAACCGTATCAAGGAGCTTATGAACGGAAACCAAAGCACAACAACAGATCAGGAAGGAGAAGAGACTATGCAGTGTATGTTTACGGTGAAAGGAAAAGGATGTGTTTATTGGATGCATGATGGAGTGGTTACAGCTTTAGCACACCCTGACGAGTTAAAAATCATTCAGCAAATTTATAAGGATAACTATGGACATGATATGCCATGTTACAGTTGGAGCAAGCCAGCGCCATGGCATACTAGGCTGATGGAACCATTATATCGTGAACCCGTAAAATCTATTTAATAAAAATCCCCTCGGAGATTAGCTCTCTGAGGGGTGAATATTGTATCATTTTCGTGTATATTTATAATAAGTAAAAATATTATAGGTTATTGTTATTTGGTGGCCCGGACGGGGAGCTCGCTGCATCGATGCGGTATTTATCTCAGCGGTACACCATGCCATATAAAGAGGTGACCGCAACACTTACGGATATCGGCACGGAGGAATACGCTCGTAGAAGATGCAACTAATGAATAGAATCCGAAAGCACCATTATTTCGGTACTTTCGGGTACACATCAATCATAAATTCAGAGTTTTTCTGGTTCTTTTTATTCCGTTTTGTTTTGGTCAGTACAATCCGGTCGATCAGTTTCCTTAAAGCGCTGTTCTTTTCCGGGATAGTCAGGGAGTTCCATTCGCTTAACAAGTTCTTGCACTTCGGGACAAAATTCTTTCGATTTGCCTGCCTCGCAATCGTAGTATGTAAATCTTCCTGGGCAGCAGTGATATTGTTCATGCAGTCTCTGATCCGTTGTTCCAGAGCATTGGACCGTTCAAGGAAAATTTCTTTCGTGTAAATTCCCTGCTCTAAAAAATCGAATAAGGATTCTCGCTGTTTTAAAAGAGTCTGATGCTCTGTTTCAAAATTCGTGACGATCATTTCTTTTGCAGCAATGGCAGCAGCGTCTTCCTCATGAGTGTCGGTAAATTCATACTTAACGATGTAGTCTTTCAGCCATTCAAGCAGAGCCTCTTCCAGTTCATCGATTCGGATCCCGACGGTGGAACATTCGGTATACTGGCAGATCAGCACATCATAAGGCGTTTTTGTCTGCGCTTTTTTGCGGACCATAAGTCGGCCACATTGAGAGCAGCGAACCAAACCGGCAAATAGATTCTGAATCGGTCTGTCATTTCTGACCGGAGAGGAAAAACAGCCTTTTGGCTGATTCGCACGTTTGAATAGGTCTGTGCTGATGCGTGGCGCCCATGCTGCATCAGCGAGAATGTAATCCGTGGCGTTTGGTCGGGATTTTACCACACGACCATCCTTTACGGCTCTGACCGTTTTGCGATATCCCCAGCGGACTTTTCCGATGTTGGCCGGATTTGAGATAATACCCTTGAGGGTGGAGGGGGAGAATGGCTTTCCACTCCTTGCAAGAATCCCCATGTTGGTCATGTAAGTGCAGGCTTTCTGATATCCATACTGTTTATTTCCACACAGATCATACATTAGATCAAGAACCGGCGCCTCTGTTTGGCTGGGAGTAAGAGAATAGTGTTTTCCATCCGGTGCAATGACACGCTCCCATCCATAAGGGGCAACATTGCCAACATAATAACCATCAGAACTGGAACGCTCCCTGCCGCGCTGCATCCGGCGCTTGATCGTGGCGTACTCCCGGCGGCTCATAAATAAACTGAACTCAAAGTATTCATTGTCATACTCATTTGCAGGATCGTAGGTTTTACTTGGTGTTACAATCCGGGTGTTGGAATAAAAAAATGCACGCTGCACACGTCCCTGATCGATCGTATCACCTCTGGCCAGACGATCTACGTCCATTACGAGGGCACCATCCCACATACAGGCTTCTACCTCGGATAGGACTTGCGTCATGACTGGACGGGTATCAATACTGTCTCCAGACACAACTTCTCTGTAAATTGCACCGATCGGAAGAGAGAGTGTCTTCGCCAGCTCTAACAGGGTAGTAATGTGGCGTTCCAGAACATCAATCCCTAGCGCTTCCAGTTCGGCGTCTTTTCTTGACTTTCGTGCGTAGATAAAATAAGACATTGTATCACACTCCTATGTAATTGTATTGAAAAAAAGGTACAAAAATAACAGTCAACGTGCGAACTTACGTTCCGCTTGCGCGACTGCTCCGAAGATGATACAATATTCTTGGCTTCAGATTGCATATCTTCGGATATGTAGACCGTCTCTGTTGGCGCAGGGGCGGTTTTTATTTTGAAATTAAACATTACCCAACCGGGTGACACTCCGGTATCTCTTTAAGACCACTAGGGCGTGATAGCTGCCTGTTCTATCCTTGGATAATGATTCATAACAAATCAGTAAACATATTTTGCGTTTTTAAGAAAACAAAAAGGTGCTTCCAAAATGGAAACACCCTCGAACTTTAAACTGAATCACAAGCTGGGCGGCGTATCCAGCATCTCAGGTACTCTTGCGAGTGTGTCGGGAGCCTTTCCGACCTTTGCGGTTCAATCTATTGTATTCCCATTATAGGGCAAAATATTCTATTTGTCAAATTTTTTTAAACGTCCGTTATTTATCCCATGTCTTAGTTTGCCGTCTGTGATTGTGTGCAGAGTAGCAACATATAGATAGTTTTCTTTCACATCTAATTTGATGCCAATTTGCACATTTTCACTAAATATCTTGACGAGTTCAAAGCTATCTCCAGATTCATTTGGATTAACACCTATGTAATCAGGATCCGATATGATAGATGAGATAAATCGAAGATATGGCAAGCACTCAGGGTGCCTCTTTTCTATATGTTTTTCCAAACCGAATGACTGGTATATTAAATCTTGTTTAAATTGTACAGGAAGATATTCATTAAATTTTTCATTGTAAGAAGCAATCGGGAATATCTTATTATTCATGATTTATCTCACCTCTTTTCTTTATGTGTAAACGCCGCAGCGATTATATCATTTCCATAACTGCTAAATTAGGAATAAAATAAATAACATAGTTATCTACAGCAGTACATACACCACGAGTCATTAATTAAATTATTAAAATATGATCGGATACTTAGCCTCTATAATAAATCATCTATTATATCCCAAAAATCGACCTCATTAACGATAGTGAGCTGTTGCCCATCCTTTCTTTTAGCTATAGCATCCTCGATTTTACGACCGTAGCATGAAAAAGCCCAGCAAGGATTTCCGTCATTTCCAACAATAAGATACCGAGTTTTCTTTGTAATGTTATTGTTGAATTTGCCACCGAGAGATTCGACAAGTTCTGCAATATCATTTCTTTTGGCTCTTGTGGATTGTCCTGTAAAGCAAAACAGATTATCTTTAAATTCTATTTCTTGACATACAGCGCAAATTCCTTGAATGCTATATTTCTCTTTTAAAGCATCTAATTCAGGCTGATTCAAGTTATAGGAAGTTGTAAGATCAATGAAATTACTCAAATAGGCCTTAAGGATATTCCGCTCTTCGTCTGCAATCTTCCCGTCCGCAAGAATTGTGAGCAAAAGACTTTCTATTTCATCAAATGGGTAGCAACCGGAAAGATACTCGTTTGCAGAAATCCATTTGTTTAATGTAGAAATTTCTTCATTTGTGATTTCGCCATCAGCCAAGATTCCGTGGATAAGTCCTTGTAAAAACTGAAGAGACGAAGTAAGTAAGTCATAATAATCGGAATCGGATACGAAATTATTACACAACCAAACAATATCATTCGCCTCCGAAGAGGTTACAACTCCATCTTCATATGCTTCTTCAATCATAGGAATAAGTTCGCTAAATGGATGGCGATTCACTAAATGCTGATGAGACATACACCAGTGACTTAATTCATTTACCTCATCTTCACTTATTTGATAATCTGTCGTAATTCCTGCAACGATACCTTTTAAGGTGTTGATAGCTTTATGTAGTTCAGCTGGGGTGGTAAAACATCTGTAATCTTCTAATTCGGATAAATTTTTCATTAGTTCCTCTTTTCTCCTGTACCTTAACACCACATAACTTTTATATAAACGCCGCAGCGGTTATATCTTAAAATTTTCCTCTCAATTCTACAACCTTGCCAATGATACGAACTGGCTTACTGAGGATCTCTTCATTAGAGAAGAACATCGGTTCATAGCTTGGATTATTTGAAATCAATTCAATTCCATCTCTGTATTTACGAAGTCTTTTACAGGTGGCTTCATCACCATTGATTGTGGCAATAACAACATCACCGGATTCTGCATCATTTTGCTGGCGAACAATGACAACATCGTTTTCATAGATCCTTGGTTCCATGCTGTTACCTTTTATTTTCAGCCCAAAGAATTCTCCGGTCTTTGCCATTTCTTCTGTAATTTCTTCCGTATCAATCACTTCTTCAATGGCATCAATGGGAATCCCGGCAGCAACACGGCCAAGGACATTGATGGATACTCCCTTACGTAAAGCAGAAGAAGGGATATAAGTAGTTTTTACAGTTCGTCCCAAAAGATAGTCGGTATCTACATTGAAATAATCCGCAATTAACTCGAGGGTTTCAAAATCTGGTTCTCTAGCACCTTTTTCATACATTCCAATAGTACTTCGAGAAATATTTAATTGTTTGGAAAGTTCATCTTGTGTCAATCCTTTTGCAACACGCAAAGACTTTAAAATATTTTGAAATTTTCCCACTAACTGTCACCTCCGATGAAACAATATTAACACGAAACGTGATGAAAGTAAATAAAAATGTCACAAAAAGTGTTGACACAGAACGTGACAGATGGTATTATGAGAGAACAAAGAAGAAAGGAGTGATAAAAAATGCCAAGTGCAAAGGAAATTGGTAAGCGACTTTTAGAGTTACGCGGGGATATGGCGAGAGAAAAGGTTGCAAATGCTGCAGGAACAAGTGTTTCAGCTATATCGATGTATGAAAATGGAGAAAGGGTACCAAGAGATGCAATAAAAATAAAATTAGCAGCATTTTATAAAAAAAGCGTACAAGAAATTTTTTTTGACTAAAATTGTCACTATTTGTGACAAAAATATTGGAGTTAACCAAATGGATTTTGCAGAGGAGGAACAAAATGAAAGAAAGTGTGGTAAAGAGCATGCGCATTAAAGTGGAAGGGAAAAATGAAGTATTAAATAATTTAGAAAAAGCAGAAAGGCTTATAGATCAAGCAAGAGATATTCTTTATCGCACTCCTACACAGATAAAAGTAGTTGTGGAAGAGTGCGATGAAGAAGAAAAAATTACTTGTTCTCAAGATACTCGATAATTCAAGACAGAACATAATGATTTTGTTGAGCAATAGAATCAAGAAGGGATTTTGTACCAAAATCAATAGTGGAAGAACTTATGTTTTCCTGAATTTCTCGGCTGGATTCGTTTAATAATTCTCGTAATTGAGAGATGTCAGAAATATGATCCATTTACGTTATCTCCTTTCATAATACTCGGCATTGGCAGATGCCTGTATTAACAGTATAGGAGACAAAAGGGTAAAAGACAACAGATGTGAAGATAAAGATTTCCATCTTGTAGACAACTGCATGTATGTACGGAAAAAAGGATTCACCGTAACTATCGTTGGATGATAATCACGGGGAGAGACTATTACATATCGTGGTCTTCTAGAAATCTAACAATTTCAAAAATGCACACAATACATTCTAGAATTATTTGGATTAATTCCCTTAAGTCTCACCTCCTTTTGCGGAGGTATCCTTAAGATTGTTACTCCTCGGCAACTACTTTCCAGCCATTTATGACCTTTAGAAAATTATCTAAGTGTAACAAGGTTATTGTAACAGATATATATGCAGTTGTTTACAAGATGGAAAACAAAAGGAGGGAATTATGATACTTAAAAAAATTTTAAAGCTGGCAGAGAAGAACAACATCTCAATCAGTTGTCTTGAGAAAACTCTGGGCTTTGGAAACGGAACAATTAAGAAGTGGGGAGAATCGTCTCCAAGTGTGGATAAGCTGAAAAAGGTAGCTGATTACTTCGGTGTATCAGTGGATTATTTTTTGGAGTAGGAAGCGAGGCGAGGAAGATGAACATACAGGAAGCAGTGAAACAGGCATTAGAAGAAAGAAAATACATAGAAAGAGAATTATTCGAAAACAAGACAGCATACAGAGAGTTGAAGATTAGACCGACAAATAGTAGTGAATCCTGTATTGCCTATACATTTGATAAAAATGGAAAAGAAGTCAACCACTGTAAGATGTGGAGTCCAACAGCGGATGACTTAATGGCTGATGATTGGATTGTATCAAATTAAAGACCTGATTTCTTTAATGCATTTGTATCCCTTTTTCAACAGGGTATCTTCTTCAAAATCTCTAATTGCACTTGGATGGAGCGTGGTCATATAAGCTATTGTGTCTGCTATGAAAACATCAACTAAACCATCACTCTCTAAAACTTGCAGAGCGTTTGTAATATGATCTTGAGTTTCTTCTGTAAATAAGGTTGTGAAGAAATCCATATCAAATCTAGTGCGATTAGTATCATGATAGGTAATAATCATGTTTTTTAAAGATAGATCTGCAATTTTTTGCAGTTTCATTTTAGCCATTTTGTTTTTTCTCCTTTCACAATACTTGGCATTGGCAGATGCCTGTATTAACAGTATAGGAGATAAACCAAAAGAAAGCAATCCAGCCACGGAGGTTACGATGGCGATTAAACATAGAGAGGAGAAAAGATGGAAATTGTAATAGCAAGCGTTATCTGCTCAATCATAGCATCAATTGCAACAAGCCTTATTATCGCAAGGGAATCTTTGAATATTATGCGAGATGAAGCGGATAGAGTGTTTAAAATGAACTTAAATTTTGTCAGAGATGTTGTAAATATGCTGGCTGATAGATTCGGAACAACTCGGAAATAAAGGTAATGGACAACATACCTTGGACAATCAACCTGCATACATAATAGCGAGGTGATGATTTTGATCGTAGAAACAGTAAAAGTAAAAAATGCAACAATCCGGGTACACGATGACTGTTATGCAGAACGAACAGAGGAAGAGGTGAAAAGCCTGATAGATGGATGCAGCAGGATCATCCAGGAAGCATTATTACGAAAAGAGAAAACCGCCTGAAGGCGGGGGAAGGTGGACAAACATATGAAAAACAAAAGATTAACCATACAGCGAATCGATAAGTTTATAAAGGAACTAAGCTTGACCGAAAGAGTAAATGGCTACTCGGAACAGCAGAAACAGCATGCGATTGCCTGCTTAAACAATTACTGCAGGGAGTTGGAGTATCAAGGAAGAAAATCAGTAAAAATCAAAGGAGCGACCAATGGACCAGAGAATCTTGAACATGACGGCAGGACAAGTCATTGAGTACAGCAGGCTTGTCAGCAGAAGAGAGGAACTGCGGCAGTTTCCGGAAGAGGAAGGAGCTGTTGCAGAGTTGAAGCTAATCGAAGAAAGGATCAAAGAACTTGGATTTGAATGAAGAGAAGGAGAGGAAACAGATATGGATCATTCGCTGGCAATCCGGAAAGATCCGGAGCGAGTATGGGACGTACCAGGAAGCGAAGCAGGTAGCAGAAGAGATCGGGGGAGAGTACATCATCGTATGAGTTTCCGGAAGAGAAGACAGCTTCGGTATGCAGAAGAATTACTGAGGATCCTGGAAGCCACATTGGGAATCTGTGCAGTTATGATGATGGGAACCGGATCATTATGGATAGGAATGATCCTTCTGACAGCGGGATTAGAACTTAGCTGCAGGTACATAGAAAAAAGCGTAAAAAATTAGTGCACCTGCCGCAAACAGATGCACCGGATATTTTGCCAATACAAACAAAATAAAAACCATTTATATTGTACACCTGTATTGGCAAAATGTCAAAGAAAATGAGAGCAAAAAGCTCCCGTTTTCAACTTGATAAGAATATTAAACTTAGGAGCAAAACAGGATGTATAAACGAAAGAGTTATGACCTGGGAGACATCAGAGAAGTGATGGAGTATCACAATGGAAGATATGGTGCTCCGGGAATGCCAAGAGAGAAAAAGAAGAAAGCCACACCGGAGCAGATCAGGAAGGTGAATCAGTGGAATAAAGAACGAAAGTGTTGGAGAAAGATGAAGCTGAACTTTCAGGAGAATGACTACTGGGTGACATTGACGTATAAATTGGAGAACCGGCCACAGGACATGAAAGAGGCTGCCAAGGATTTTGAACGGTGGAGAGATAAGGTAAGAAGACAATACAGAAAACGAGGAGCAGAGTTGAAATGGATGTTGCATACCGAGATTGGAAGCCGGGGCGGCGTCCATCACCACCTGGTCATCAACCGGATTCCGGATGCAGATCTGATCATGCGCAGAGCATGGGAAAAGGGAGGCGTCCACATCGATCTGTTGTATGACGAGGGAGGCTTGCGGAAACTGGCTGAGTATTTAAGTAAAATGCCGGATGAAGAAAACAAACTGAGAGAGAGCCGGTACTCCTGCAGCAGGAATTTAAAGATTCCGGTGGCAGAAGTGAAGATTTACAAAAGGAAAACATGGAAAGATGAGCCGAAGCCACCAAAAGGATACTACCTAGATAAAGAGACGTACCATGAGGGAATCAATCCGGTAACAGGATATAAATACCGAAGATACATCCTGATCCGTTTGAACAGGAGAATTTGATATGAAAGAGGTAAATATTTACATAAGGACAAGTCTGACAGGTCCATGTATCAAAGATGGAAGATGGGCGGCCGCAATGGAATGTCAGACAAGCAAAGGACCGGCGGTCAAAGGAATTTGCGGGGAAGAGCAGGAGACGACCTATTATCGACTGGTACTGCTTGGAATCGTGAAATCCTTGAAAATACTAAATGCACCGTGTCATGTGACCCTGTATACGGACTGTATTTTTATCAAGAACATGATCGAAAACGGGAAGCCGGAGCAGTGGAAGCGGGCGGAATGGAGAAAACCGTCCGGGGAAGAGGTGAAGAACCAGGAATTGTGGCAGCAGTATCAGACGTTGTCAGAGCGGCATGAAATAGCCGTCAGATTTAGTAAACATCACGATTACGTGGAAAATTTAGAGGGATTACTGGAGGAAAAACAGAATGTTTGATGTATTTGGAAATTTTGATTCCGTAGAAGAATTGAATGCATGTGCAAAAGGACTTTTGGAGGAGCAGGATCTGGAGCATTTAAAAGTACTGGCAGAGGAAAACGGGATTCCGGATGGAATCCGGGAAGTATATGAGCAGCATCTGTCGGAAGAACTGGTAGATTCAGTAAATGCGGCCATCGGAAAGCTGCAGGTTGAGTTAAAGGAGGAAACAGACGGGATGCCGGCAGGAGAGATCGTGTCGTATCTGTCTATGAGATGTTTTGAAAAAGAAATTCTGGCCAGAGCGGTAAGAAGAAAGAACCGGACACTCAAAGAATGTCTTCAGAATATCCGAAAAGAAGCGGAAAAAAGAGTGAAAGAAAGAAGAGGGGCACAACTGGTGGCCATGCCGGATCTGGAAGTATTTGCAATGGCAGAAGAATACTATCTGGAGGCGGAGAAATGAGACGAGGAGAGTTATTAAAGCTTCCGGAGTTAAAAGTAACGGAAACGATGCGAAAGACAGCCAGGGAAGATCAAGGGGATCAGGTACTAAGATGTGGAAGAACGCCTGTGTGGAGCGCAACATATTATTGGTTCTATCGTGCGAAGAAGACAGGCACGGTTTTAGAGATCGATGTATTTACAAGAGATATGATCCTGAATGGCACAAGATATCCAAAATACCGGGTATTCCTTTTGGGAGAAAACAAGTACTACACTTACGACAATCTGTGTGAGAAGTGGAGAACGGCAAAAATAGATAACTTAAGTTATTGGGAAGGATGGGGAGAGATAGAAGAAGGATACTGGTACAGTAGTGAAAAAGTATGGATACGAGAAGGGGACCGAAAACGGATCACAGAATTTTGTCACAACGGGAAGGAAGAGCCACGTGCAGCAATCGCAAGATGGCAAAGCTGTAGTAAAGGACGAAAAGAGATTGATGAAATTGATTCTGAGATGGCGCTGGTGCCGGAACTGCCCAAAGATTTTGATGAGTTTGTAGACCGGGAAGTCCTTCCACAGTATTTGTTTTACGATGCCGGAAGAAAAGTGACAAAAGGGTATTGTACACATTGTGGAAGAGAAGTAAAAATCCGGAATCCACACTATGGAGACGCGGGGGAATGTCCATTCTGCAGGCATCCAATTACCTACCGAAGCCGAAAGAAAGGCGGAAATGTTCAAGCAAGAGGATATGCAGGACTCCTGCAGAAAACAAAAGAGGGATATGTATACCGATATTTTGAGTGTTATCGGAAATTCAGGAATGGACAAAAGGAAGACGGCGGGTACTGGGAGCGGATACGGATCACGTATGACCGGAATTTAAAAAAGATTCATGAATTTGAGTATGAACAGTATAAGCAGACAGACTGGGTTCGGTGGTGTTACAGAGACGTATGGGGATATTATAAAGTGGTAGAGCATGAAGCAATTCTTTATAACCGGAATCTCAAACAGATCTTAAAAGGAACACCGTTTCAGTATTCTGCAATGGAATGTTTTGTGAAACGTGGGAAATATCGAGAAAAAATGTATTTGGATCAATATCTGAATGAATACCGGTATATGCCTGGAATCGAACAACTGGTAAAATGTGGATTTTACAGAATTGTCAAAGAAAAAATGCAGGGGTACAACACAGGAAACTTAAAGAAGAAAGAGAGGTCTTGTAAAAAGATACTGGGGCTAAACGGGGAATACTACCAGCTGTTGGCTGGAAAGAATCCAAGCACAAGGGAATACAACACCACTTATAAAATGCAGGAAAAGGGATTGCATCCAACATGGCAGCAGGTTCAGTTTTTTGCAAGGTTTCCGAGGAATTTCACCAGGTATATCCGGTATACCACCATTCACAAGATGGAACGGTACATCAAAGAAGTGTTAGGAGAAGATGAGAGACAAGCCGTGGACTATCACGATTATCTGAAGATGGCAGAGAAGTTGGGATACAACATGAGAGAGCCGTGGATCTTATTCCCGAAGAATTTAGAGCAGCGTCATGAAGAGTTGATTGAAGAGAGCAGAGAACGAGAAATAAAAGCAAAAGAGGATTTGGACAATAAAAAAGACAAAAAGTACGAGAAATACAGAAAACGGGACAGCTATCTGGAAATGGAAACAGAACAATTTGTGTTGAGACTTCCGAAACGGATCCATGAAATCAGGCAGGAGGGAAATGCCATGCATCATTGTGTTGCCACGTACATTGACCGGGTGGCCAAAGGTGAGACAACGATCCTGTTCCTGAGAAAGAAGCAGGATCCGGAGACGCCGTTTTACACCATGGAGGTAAACAATGGGGTTATGATCCAGTGTCGGGCAAAATATAACGGAGACATGACAGAGGAAGTCAAAGAATTTGTTGAGCTATTCAAAAGAAAGAAGTTGAAACGTACAGAAAGGAAAGCTGGATAGATGGAAGAATTACAGACAATCAGTACACTGCAGGGGGTAGAAATTGCATTACGGAAAGAACTGGAACATATCGCAGAGGGATACATTAAAGTCGGGTATCTCTTAAAAAAGACTAGAGATGCAGAGTTTTATAAAGAAAAGGGATATGCGGATGTTTTTGAGTTTGCAAAAGAAACCTTCAATATCAGCAGGACGTGGGCCATCCGGTTTATGCAGATCAACGATACATACAGTATTGACGGGAACAGCCCGGAAATTCAGGAGAAATACCGGGGATATGGCAGCAGCAAGCTGTCTGAAATGTTGGCACTGCCGGAAGAAGTGCGGGAAGTGGTACCAAGAGATGCCACGGTTCGGGAAATCCGGGAGGTAAAAGAAGTCATCCGGGAAACAGAAGATCGTTATTCGCCGCAGATGAGCCTGTGCGACATCGCACCAGAAGAACACCAGGGAAGCTGGACGGAAACATTGGTGTATGAATTTTTCAAAGGAGAAGGAAAAGGCTGCTTTGAGAAAATGCATAAATGGATATGGGAAGACGAGCCAAAAGAGGAAAGTGTGATCAACAGGGAGATCATGGGAATTGTAGCTCCAACAAAATTCCGGATGTTTCGGATGCAATTTGCAAATGCGCTCTTCAGTGAATTTCAGATTCGGATCATGCCATATAACGGCAGGGGAGAGCCGGAAGAGATCAGCTATCTGGAGTTGGCCAAAACATTTGAACAGACCTTTTATCCGGAAGGCAGGAAGACTTCTGATTCAGAAGCCTATGAAAGGGTTTATCAGATGCCGCTGAGAGAAAAGAAAGAGAGGGAAGTCTTAAAGACGGAACCATTAAAGAAAAAGGCAGAACCTGCAAAAGCACAGGAAACATTGGAAGAGCCAAAAGAAACAGAAGAACAGATTCCGGGACAGATGGAAGTGGAAGATTATCCGGAACTGATGCCGGATGCTCCGGCTATGAATCTTCCGGAAGAAGAAAAACAGGTACATGAGATCACAGAAGAGGTGGTCCAGGAAGGAGAAGTCATAGAAGACATCTTAAAATCCGGGGATCCGGAGAAAATCATGCAGCTTCTGAAGAAAGAATTTGCCTGGCCAAAAGGCGGATGGGACAACTGGAAAAAGAAAGTGATTACCTTATGAGCATTGATTATAGTGATATGAAATTTCCAAAGGCCAGAAAGAAGAAAAAAAGAATCAGCCATCCGAAAAGTATTTTGAACACAGAAAAAGGTGTGTGTTATCTCTGCGCCAATCTGTATGGTGATTATCGGCAGCAGTATACCGAGGAACATCATATCCTGTTTGGATCAGGAATGAGGACAATGTCAGAAGCGGAAGGATTGAAAGTGTATTTGTGTGAACCGCACCATAAAAGCGGGAAAGAAGCTGTGCATAACTGCAGAAAGACAAGAGAACTGCTTTGCGAGATCGCACAGAGGGAATATGAGAAGTCACACACAAGGAAAGACTGGATGAAGATCAGCAAGAAGAATTATCTGGATCAGCAGGAGTTGATGAAAGAACCGCAAAATGAAAAGCAGAAAGAAGGACATCCAGGATTCCAATTTTTATAGCATCTCCGGCCAAGTGCCGTGAAGATACAACAGCAGGTACGTCACAAAACCTGTCGTAAGCCATCACATTATCTCCCAGATAACTCTGGGAGAGGAAAGGAGCATCATGTTTATTAAGACGAGCATATTTAAGAGAATATTGAAGGATGCATGGAAAGGTGCAGGACTCACTGTAGGAAAGAAAGAGGAAATGTACTTCATACAGGGAGCCTATTGGATATTATTTGTATATGAGAAGGACTTTACAAGCAAGAATAAGGCAGCAGTCATTGAACTTGTAGGGGATCTTCCGGAAGAAGGCGAAGTATATAGAGCCTATGAAAAGGGAAAAAAGCAGTATGAATTAAAAGTAAGGGATGAGTGGGAATACAAGAAATGGTTATCAGCCAGAGACCGGTATGAGGATACAGAAATCAAATACAGGGGAATGGCAGTGTTACAGAATGTAGAGACAAAAGAGATGAGTTACATACCAGATCAAATTCTGGAATTGGTAAGCCTATCCGAAACAGGTGAGTATGAAGACTTTCCGACAGGACCTATGGGAATGGGATATTTCGTCCTGTGGGTAAATGAGACTGGAATGTTATTGACTGTAAAAACACCGGCAAATGAAGATAACATGGATGGAAGAATCTTGAAAGCGCTGAGCGGGCTGGAAATGGAGTAATATGGCAGAAAAATATAAGAAAGTATATGCAGTAGATTTTGACGGAACGCTTTGCAGAGGAACAAGATTTCCTAAAATAGGAACACCGAATTTCTATTTGTTTGAATTTTTAAAGGAGAAACAAAAGGAAGGGGATATTATTATTCTGTGGACGTGCAGAGAGAAAAAATTGCTGGAAGAAGCAGTCGAATTTTGCGAAAAATTTGGTCTGAGATTTGATTATATCAATGAAAACACGAAAGAGAATATCGAGAAATATGGAAATAACACAAGAAAAGTATTTGCGCATTATTATATCGATGATAAAAATATGACAATAAATGATCTGAAGGTGAAGGAAGAAGGTCTGGATCCGGTTATTTGGGAGAGAGCCTGTCGAATATCGGCAGAGTACATGGTATAGGAGAAAAAAGATGGAAAACAACACAGTAAAGATCACAGGAAAAATTATGGAAACACCAGAGTATTTATTGACTTCACCAGATAGAAGAAAGATTTATAAATCAACTATAGAAGTCATGCGGACAAGTGGAAACATGGATGTCATACCGATTCAGGTGCCGGAACAGATAGTGCAGGAGATTCGGGATAATGTAGGAGGGAGAATTACAATCTTTGGAGAATACAGATCTTACAATGAAAAGGATGGAGAAAGAAATCATTTGAAATTGTATGTATTTGTAAAAAGAATCAGCGAAGCTGGTGAAGCGGATCAAAACAGAATTGATCTGATTGGATATATCTGTAAACAGCCGCTCTATCGAGAGACACCACTCGGAAAAGAAATCCGGATATTTTAATTGCAGTAAACAGGAAACACAGAAAAAGTGATTATCTCCCGGCAATTTGCTGGTATTCGAACGCAAGGCTGGCAGCAGAGCTTCCAGTCGGAACAAAAGTGAGAACCATGGGAATGATACAGAGTAGGATTTATGTAAAAGGCGACAGCGAGAGAACAGCTTATGAAGTCTCAATAAGAGAAATGGAAGTGATTGAGTAGTGGAAGGTTACGAGAAATACGCATCCAGGATACAGGAACTTTTATTTGATGGGATGGATGTGCATGAGGTGTGGGTGTACATGAAAGTTATGTTCCAGATTGAGAAAAATGAGATTTGTTTTCGGGCATATCTGGAGAGATCGGGATTGATCTGGTTTGCGGAAGCGGGCAGCAGAAGACAGGTCCAGGTACCGGATCTGCTGGAGACCAAGAGAAAACTGGAAATGAATCGAACGAAAATTTCAAAGCCGCTCTGTAAATATCCGGATTGTTTCCGATGTGTATATCCGGATTGCACATGTAATGAAGGCCTTACGAAAAAAGGGAATGATGAACTGGTTCGGGAGTTGGCGAAGCGATAGGGAAAAAAGATTAATGGATGAGGAAAACACGGAGAGGAAAAGAAGAAAATAAGCGAAAAATAGAAAGGAGCCAGCCTCCGGCCGGGGCAAGGGTATACCGGGCTTCTGAGAAAAAATGAAAGAGACACCAGAACAAATCATTAGTAAATGTGTGAATAACATAGTCAGAGAGATAGCGAGTTGGAAATACATACAAAAATATGGATGCAACGATCCGTTCTGGCCAGATGGATGCAACATGAATATTACAAGAAACCATATTATAAGCTACAAGCATGATATACGGGAGATATGCGAAGCGAATAATATGCCACTCCCAGAGGGATATTACCTGCCAACGCCACCGGAAGTTGATAACAACTACATGGCGAGCCTAAAGCGGGAAGATAGAGTTAACAGGATGCGCCGGCAGGGCGTGAAGTTTGCAAAGAAAAAGACAGAATATGACTTAGAACAATTGAGTTTGTTTTAACGGAGGAATGAATAATGGCGAAAACAGAGAGTAGCATGGAAGAAATTAGAGTCGGAGACATAGTGATGTGCGTTGAATATCCAGGCAATCCATGCGGAATAGTGGTTAAACAGTATCGTCCGACAGCATGCGGACAGCAGACAATGATTAAATGCAATGACGGGCGGTTATTCCACGCACCAACAAGTGATTTTAGAAAGATAAGGTAATTGGAAGGAGAAAGGAATAATCATGATAGGAAAATGCAAAGCACCAAACACATGTGTATGCAAATACGAACATTGTTGCATAGAATGCCCAGAAAATGATATTTGCAATATGCAGTGTGTAGATAAGGACAGATATGAGTATTGTGTGGAGTGTCCGGAATATGAGGAGGAGCAATGATTTTATTTTGTCCAGATTTAACAGGAAAAGAAGAGGTAAAAGCAATGCTTATTGGGAATGGAGATTTTGTTAGACCAGTGTTACATCCGTGTATTAAAGAGAAATGTGTAGCGTACAAGGATGGAAAGTGTATGAAATACGACAATGAAGTGGAGAGGGAAAGTGGAAGAGCGAGCATTTGAAGATATCCTGTATATGATTAAAAGATCGTGCGACAAGAATTTTTACAAAGGCACTGATTACGATGGGATGAAACAGGAAATTGTAAGGTGTGCTACAGATATTTACATTGAGCAGATGCGACAGAACGGAGGAAAAGAAGATGAATAGAGACCTTTTTAAAGCAAAGAGAAAAAGCTGGAAAGAACTTCCGAAAGAGGAATGGTGGGTTGAAGGATATTTATTTGATGATGGAATGCCAGAACCGAAACATTATTTTATTGGCGGGATAATCGTTAAACCGTATGAAGGTACAGCATGCGACAAATGGAATGTAGTTGGCATTGATTTTTATGAGATTGATATAAACACCCTCTGCCAGTACACCGGACTTACCGACAAGAATGGTAAGAAGATTTGGGAGAATGACCTTTTAGGACACAAACTGAATCGCGTTGAATTTTTAAATGGAACATACTGCATAAATGGAGATAGATCTTTATTTTTCGAAGCGAACACAAATGAAGTCATTGGCAATATTTTTGACAATCAAGAGATGTTGGAGGTGGAGTGATGAACGCATTAGAGAAGATCGTGGAAGAAATCGAATCCATGAAAAATGACGCCTACGAAACACTGAAGGAAGAAAAGAAAAGACATGGAGCGAGCAAAACAGCAGAAGAGCTGGAAAGCTATCTTTATGGCTTGACCTGTGCAGTAGATATTGTGGAGAAATATGTGGGTAAGGAGAATGTGGAATGAACGTACTAGAGAAGATCTTGGAAGAGATTGAAGATCATGCGATAGAGTTTGAATCATTCGGAATGTGTGATGATTATGTAAGTGTTGGTTGGGCAAAAGACATTATCCGTTCTCATATGGGCGATGTTCCGAAGTGCAGAGAATGCAGCCGAAGAAAATTTTATATGCAAGGATATGAAGATGGGAAGAAAAATGACGGTTGGATTCCGGTAAGCGAGAAATTGCCGGAAGTCGGAAAAATGGTAAAAGTTACTGTACACTCATCTGAATGGATTGGAGACTATTATTCATACTGGGTCCCAGAAGAAGAAAAGACATACCATCCGGAAGAGCGCAATGTGTACGACGGATACATAGATAGAGTGGGTATGTGGAAATTTTGTGATGATGGAGGTTCGGTCTACGCTTGCGACAAAGAATTTGGGACAGATAAGGAAATAGTGTACGATGTCGTGACAGCGTGGATGCCGAAAGAACAGATAGAACCATACAAGGAGAAATAACATGGACATCATAATCACAATCGCATTCCTAGCCCTGTACTATATCCTGGGGCTTGGAACAGTGATTACTTTAAAGACAGGAATCGAAGAGGAAGTAGAGCTAGAAGGAGCAGATTATCTTCTGGCTGGAGGGTTTCCGATACTGTTATTTGTGATTTTTTTAGATTGGATTGTGCGAAAGATAGTGAGGTAGGATGATGAAAAAATTTAACTGGGATGAATTTAAAAATAAAGACAATAAGATTGTGATGCATTGTAAGACTGAGGAAGAAGCAAAAGATTTCTGCAGGCAGATGCACGGACATGGAATGAAATGGTGCACAGGCAAAAGTTATATGGAAAAGACGAATTATGAAAAGTGCAAAGGAGAAACATGCTATACAGGATCCGGAATGCTCTCATCGTATCGGTACTACAATAGCGAAGGATACGAAATCTTAGAATGGAGTGATTACATGCAGAAAGAATTTACAAAGGCGGATCTGGAAGACGGGATGGTAGTTGAACAAAGAGATGGCAACATGTATCTTGTATTGGCTGGGAAGGCAGTAAGAAAAGGCAGATGCAATCATATAGACGGTTACACTGATGACTTGAAATGGGAAGGGTATACAGGAGGAGACATCGTTAAAGTCTATAGGATTACTCCGGAATCACTCGGATGCATAGAAGATGTGTTTATTAAAAGCAACCTTGAACTCATTTGGGAACGCACCGAAACAAAGAAAATGACCATCGAGGAAATGCGACAGAAGCTTGAAGAGCTGACAGGAGAAGAGATCGAGGTGACGGCATGAGAGGAACCTTAAAGCACAGACGCAGCGCAAAGGAAATGAAACGGGATCGAGAAGATCATTTTGCTGATCTGGCTGAACATGAACCAACAGAGAATGCCAAGAAGTGGATGCAAAGAGGTGCGTACTCTGTGGAAGACTGCTTAAGAAAATGGGGAGTAGATACGAAAGGGAGTGTTGCCAGTGGACAAGAAGATACTGATTGAGTATGCAGACATGAAAGAAGAGATAAAAGATCTGAGACGTAGGATTGCAGAGGATAAAAAGAAAATAGAGCAACTGAACAAGATTACTGTGCAAGATTCTGTTGCATGTGGAAAGAAAGGCAACAAACCATTGCGAACAGTGAAAATAACAGGCTTCCCACAAAGAGAATATGAAAAACGTGAGTTTTTACTTGAAAAGCGCATTGCAAAGCTGCAGATGTTGGAGACGGATCTTCTGGAGAAACAGATACAGGTAGAGGAATATATAGGACAAATTAAAAAAAGCGAAATCCGGATGATTCTCAGATTTTATTATATTGATGATCTAAGTTGGGTACAGGTCTCACATAGGATGAATGAAGTATTCCCAAAGAAAAGGAAAGCATATACAGAGGACAGTTGCCGATGCAAACATAACAGATATTTAGAAAAATTTGAGAAAACGACGGAAACGACGGTTTTAAAATGCTAATATGGTATAAAGCCGAAAGGAACAAGCTGGACGGCTAAGGTGTTTTTAGTTTTCCTCCTAAAGACAACCAGTAAAACCACACACAAATTACAAAAGGGCGTCTTGCATGAAAATGCAGGGCGTTTTTTGTATAAATGTTGATCGGACATAGCTCAGTCGGTTAGAGCAGAAGCCTTATAAGCTGTGTGTCACGGGTTCGATTCCCGTTGTCCGGATTAAAAACCTCTGAGAAAAGTGTTGACATACGTATACGTATGTGGTATTATATAGTTGTAAGGAGGTGAGATACAAATGAGCAAAAAGAAACAAAAGAAAAAGTCCAAAATCGATATAAAGACATTGGCGGTCAGTGCGATTCTGGACTTATTCGTTGGAATCCTTTTAATGATTCTCGACAAGCTATTTAATTAGCTAAGAGGGGCGAAAGCCCTTCTTCAAAATAAATATAACATGAAAGCTCATTTGTGTAAAGGATGTTGTGGAAGTTAGGAATATTCTTCATTGCTATAGGAATAGCAAAGCTGGTTTATTGCCTCATAAAGAAAGTGAGGGATGAGCATGCTCGGTAATGAAGAAAGGAAACAGAGACCACAAGATAAGTGGGATGAGAAAGCAGGGTTAGTTCCAAAAACATATAAGATTAACAAGAAAGTAGCAGAAGAGTTCAAGGAAGCCTGCAAAGAATCTGGTGTTGCGATGGGAACACAGCTTACAAAGCTGATGAAGCAATTTGTAGAAGAAGTGAATAATGGAAAATAGCAGAGAGCATCTGGCGAAAGCCGGATGCTTTTCTGCGTCCTGAGCAAAGACGATAAAAGGCTCTGGGCAAAAGCCTACACTGTGCGACATCGCACAAATATAGCAGGATAGAGCAGTGGAAGCTCGTCAGTCTCCTTAGCTGAAGGTCGAAGGTTCGATTCCTTCTCCTGCAATTGAGGTGAGAATATGACAGAACATGAGATTGCATTTGTAAAGAAATGTATAAGAGAAAATATCCACAGATTCTATACATGGGGCAAGTGGAAAGCATTGAGAGAACAGGTGTTAAAGCTTGATAAATATGAATGTCAGTTATGTAAGAAACGTGGAAAGTATACAAAGGCAACGACGGTTCATCATGTGAATTATGTAAAGAAGCATCCAGATAAAGCATTGGAAATCTGGTACAGCTTTAGAGGTGAGAAACGGAGAAACCTGATCAGTCTGTGTCATGATTGTCATGAAGAGGTTCATGGATATCGAAAGCAAAAGAAAAAAGAACCGATGACAGAGGAAAAATGGTAAAGAAGAATCAAATTGTCAGGATACCCCCGGTCGAAAAAAATCGGGTTTTAATTTGCCACGTAGAGACCGGTGGGTGCTCCCGACAAAAGAAATTTCTCGTGCGCGCGTGACGGAGGGGGTGGTATAAGGGCGAGAAAAACAAGAAAAGAATTATTGCGAGTGGAAATCAAAGAGGACCTTCTTGATCAGCTGGCCCGGAATGGAACCACAGGGAAATATTACATCGACTTGGTCGATAAATATATGGACTTCTGGGACCTGGAGAACGAACTGATCGCAGACATTAAAAAGAGAGGCGCTATCGTTGAATATAATAATGGAGGAGGTCAAAAAGGGCAAAAGAAAAATGACTCGATAGATCAAAGAATTAAGGTCAATGCTCAAATGCTTAAAATACTGGACAGCCTAGGAATTAAGCCGGTTGGCGATGATTCGGGAGATGATGAAGATGAGCTGTAACATACATCCATATATTCAGGAATGGATTGATATAGTTGAGAAAAAAATCTATGCAGTATGCGAAGAGCAGGAGCTGCTTGTCGCGCATGTAAAATGGTGTTTTGAGCATGAAGATATTTATATAGATTGTGATCAGTTGGAGAAATATATCGGGATGTCAAAATACTTCCCGTTTGAAGAAATATTTCCCTGGCAGAAGTTTGTGATCGGACTGCACGATTGCACATATTGGAGAGAATCCGGGCTTCCAAGATGGCCGGATTTATTCTGTATGTTGGGGAGAGGAGCGGGAAAAGATGGTACAATTGCGCTCGAATCAGTGTGTTTAATGTCCCCACATAATGGAATCAGAGAGTACGATGTAGATATCTGCGCCAATAATGAGGACCAGGCAATGCGGCCGGTTCATGATGTGATCAATGCATTTGAGCGCCCATCTGTGATAAAGAAATTAAAGAAATTCTTCCGGTGGACGAAGGAACAGGTTTTATGCTTAAAAACAAAGTCTATTATGAAGGGAAGAACAAACAGTCCGAAAGGAAAAGACGGACTTCGTTCTGGAATCTGTATCTTTAATGAGATCCATCAATATGAAGACTATAAGAATATAAACGTCTTTACGACAGGACTTGGTAAGAAGAAACATCCAAGACGTTCTTACTACACGACAAATGGTGATGTGCGGGAAGGACCGCTGGATGATCTGCTGGAAACTTCCGAACAGATATTACGAGGTGGCGAACCGGATAATGGGTTATTACCATTTATCTGTAAACTGAATAAAAAGGAAGATGTGGATCAGGAAGAAAACTGGCCAATGGCAAATCCATCGTTGCCATATCTGCCAAGTCTTATGGAAGAGATCAGGAAAGAATACAGGGAATGGAAGAAAAATCCGAGAAGACTTCCGGCATTTATGACAAAACGAATGAATATTCCGGAAAATGCGGAAGAAATGAGTGTAACGGAGTGGGACAATATCAAAGCGACCAACATCTTACTGCCGGATCTGGAAAGATGGAGCTGTGTATGTGGAATTGACTATACAAAATTAACAGATTGGGCTTCCGTAGATCTTCATTTCCGAGATGGAGATGAACGGTTTGATATCAGCCATTCATGGATGTGCCTAAATTCGAAAGATATTCCGAGGATCAAGGCTCCATGGAAAGAATGGGCGGATTCCGGAAGACTGACGCTTGTAGATGACGTGGAAATACATCCGTCATTGCTTACAAATTATATACAGGAAGCAAAACGCACATACAATATCAAAGCTTTAGCCTTGGATGATTTCCGTTTTGCATTGATCGGAAAATATCTGCAGGAAATAGGATTTGATATGAAAGTGAATAAGAATCTGAAGCTGATCCGGCCATCAGACATTATGAAAGTGGCACCTCTGATTGATAGCTGCTTTGTAAATCAATGGTTGCGGTGGGGAGATGCTCCAGAATTAAGGTGGGCCACCAATAATGCAAAACTAATCAGACATGGAAGAAAACCAGGAAAAGAGGATGATGCCGATATGGGAAATTATGTATATGGAAAAATAGAAGGAAAAAGCAGAAAAACAGACCCATTTATGGCATTTGTAGCGGCGATGACTGTGGAAAACGTGCTGCCGCAGAAACGGGCAAAACCAACACCGAAAATACAGGTTTACAGTTATTAAGGGGGTGAACGTAGGAAATTAAGTATTAAAGACTGGTTGATCAAAAAACTTGGAGGCAGCAGTACCACAAGGATCACAGTGGATGACATTATGAAAGATAAAGATGTACAGAGTGCTATGTACGAAGTATATCTGAGAGAGCTGGCTTTATGGACTTGTGTCAATAAAATTGCAAATGCCATCAGCAAATGCGAATTTAAAACGTATATCAAGAAGAAAGAAGTAAAAGGGCAGGAGTATTATCTTTGGAATTACGAACCAAATCAGAACCAGAATGCAACGTCATTCATGAATAAGCTGATTGGCAAGCTGTACCGGAACAATGAATGCCTTGTAGTAGAAGTAAACAATCACATTTATGTGGCAGACAGTTACAGCAAAGAGGTGCTGGCATTGAAGGAGTACAGATTCAGCGGGATCACATTTGACGGTTACGAATTGTCTGAAACACGGGAAATGTCGGAAGTAATGTTTTTCGAATTAAACTCAGAAAATATGAGGAATCTCACAAATGGGATGTATGAAACGTATTCAAAATTACTGATATATGCGCAGGATGCCTATAAAAAATCAAGAGGAAAAAAAGGAATCCTGAATATTGGAGCAATTGCACAGGAAAGTGAGAATTTCGATGAAACATTCCAGGAGTTGATGAGCACGCATTTTAAGAACTTCTTTGAAAGCGACAGTGCGGTGTTGCCATTGTTTGACGGATACGAATATCAGGATATTTCAGAAAGCGGAAAGACGTATTCTACAGAGTCAACACGAGATATCAAGTATCTAGCTGATGACATCTTTGAATTTACAGCAAGAGCATTTTCTTTCCCACCGAGTCTGGCCAAAGGAGATGTACAGGATACAGGGAAAGCGATTGATGAACTTCTGACCTTTGTGATAGATCCGCTCATTAAGATGCTGCAGCAGGAGATCAACCGAAAGAGAAATGGATACACAGGATTTAAAGCTGGAAATTATGTAAAGATAGAGACTCTGGCAGTCAAGCATATTGATATTTTTGATATTGCAACTCCAGTAGACAAGCTGATCTCAAGCGGAGCATTTACGATCAATGATATTTTAGAAGTGCTCGGAAAACCGAGAATTGAAGAAGACTGGGCAAACCAGCACTTTATGACGAAAAATTATAGTAAGATTCAAGACCTGCTTGCAGGATTGGATATAGAAACCACAGAGTGAAAGGGGTGAGACAAGGAAAAACATAACAAACTGGAGAATGCAGCCCGTTCAGGCAGAGAACAAAACACTTCTGTACATTTATGATGATGTGACAGAATATGGAGAATTTGACTGGAACGCATGGGAATATAAGAACTCGGAGACTTCTGCAAAATATTTTGCAGAGAAACTGAGTGAAATTCCAGAAGGACAGACAATTGAGCTGCATATCAACTCAAATGGCGGATCCGTAAAAGAGGGCGTTGCTATTTACAATTTACTGAAGCAAAAACAAAACCAGAAAGTCGGGATTGTGGATGGCGTAGCACACAGTGTTGCGTTTTTGATTCTACAGGCGTGTGACACAAGAAAAATGTGTTTAGGTACAACGGCACTGATACACAATATGTGGATGTATTGCTCAGGCAATGCAACACAACTGAGAAAATATGCAGATGATCTGGATGACATGATGGAAGCAAACCGGCAAGTTTTTCTAGAAAGGGCGAAGATTGAGGAAAGTGAGTTGATTGAGTTAATGGAAAATGAGACTTACCTCACTCCGGAAAAGGCGCTGGAATATGGACTCATTGATGAGATCATGGGAAAGACAGCAGAACCGGTAAACACAGAAGAGATTCTGGAGAAGCTGTCCGATATGCAAAGACAGTTAAACAGTCAGGAGAGCTTCCGGCAGCAGATTGCAGCAATGCAGAAATCACAGGAAGACAAGAAACCAAGAAAAAACAACGTATTAAATCTTTTTAGAGGAGGCATGATTTAAGGAAAAATTTAGATGTATTAGAAATGGAAAAAACAGCAATCGTACAGAAGATGAATGAGGCGATCACAGCCGGAGATGCAGAGCAGTTCCAGGCAGCGTTTGTGGAGCTGTGCGATAAGATTCAGGAAAGTGTCATCGAACAGGCACGGGGAATCGTAGAAGAAGCAGATCAGAGAATTCTGTCTGAGCGCGGCGTAAGACAGCTGACATCCAAAGAAAAAGAATATTATCAGAAACTGGCAGAAGCCATGAAAGCACCGAATCCGAAACAGGCGGTAGAAAATCTGGATGTGGTAATGCCATATACCGTAATTGACAAAGTATTTGAAGATTTGAAAACAGATCATCCGCTGTTGTCCAAAATCCAGTTTACATCCGTAACAGGGTTGACACGAATGATGATGAATACGAATGGATATCAGAAAGCAGCATGGGGAAAACTTTGCGCAGAGATCATCCAGGAGCTGACATCCGGATTTAAAGAGGTAGATGTGACACTGAGTAAACTGTCCGCATTTCTTCCGGTGTGTAAAGCAATGTTGGATCTGGGGCCAGAATGGTTGGATACTTATGTGAGACAGGTCCTGTATGAAGCGCTTGCAAATGGATTGGAAGACGGCATCATTAATGGAACTGGAAAAGACATGCCAATCGGTATGACAAAACAGGTGGGAGACTCTGTTACGATCAAGGGTGGAGTATATCCGGATAAAAAAGCAGTAAAGGTTACAAAGTTTAATGATGTGCAGCTTGGAAAACTGGCGGCTGTTCTGGCAATCAATGAAAAAGGACAGGCAAGAACCGTAGACACACTGATTCTGGTGGTAAATCCGTCAGATTATTTCAGCAAAGTCCTTCCGGCAACACAGAGACCAGCGCCGGGCGGTGGATATGTAAGTACACTACCATTCCCGATCGATGTGATCCAGTCTCCGGCGGTAGGAGTCGGAAAGGCTGTATTTGGTATGGCAAAGCTTTACTTCATGGGATCTGGAATCGAAAATAACGGAAGAATCCTGTATTCAGATGATTACAGATTCCTGGAAGATGAAAGGGTTTACCTGATCAAAATGTATGGTCATGGATTTGCAGTAGATGATAATGCCTTCATGCTTTTGGACATCAGTGATCTGCAGCCAGCACATTATGAAGTGGAAGTTGTTCCAAGTGTAGAAAATGTGGAAAATGCAAATCTTGCAGATTTCAAGGTAGGGGGACATACACTGACACCGGAGTTCGCAGAAGGAACATTGACATATACTTTGACAACAACAGACGCATCAAACACGGTGCAGGCGGTAATCGCAGACAGCACTGCAGAACTGGAATTGACCTACAATGATAAACCGATTGCAAACGGCAGCAGAGTTACATGGGCTTCCGGCGCAGGAAATGTAGTAAAAGCAAAAGTGACAGATGGAAAGACAACCAAGACATATCAGGTGACTGTAACAAAGAATGAGGCATAATCATGAGCGATCTGTTAGAAGATGTGAAGAATTTTCTGGATATTACATGGGATATGGATATCAGGGAGCGTAAAAAGCTCTCTGGTATCGTAGAGAGAGGAAAAGCGTACCTTGAGGGCAAAATAGGATTTTGTGATTTTGAAAGCGAAACACAAGAAAAAGAGCTGCTCTTAAATTACTGCATGTATGCAAGAGCCGGTCAGGTAGATGAGTTTATTCAAAATTATAAATCAGAAATCATATCACTGCAGATGCGCAGTTTTCGAAGAAAAGCGGGTGGATGCAATGCCGAGACGTAAGGATACAAAGTTTACCACATTTAACGATGGATCACTGGATATATGTAGCGTAAAAGGCCGGAAGATTGTAGAGACCAGGCAAGCTGGAATTCGATTCGGATTTCGTACAGTTGGAATCAAACGGTTCTATGAGGCAAAGGTATTATCCAATCAGATTGACGAAGTAGTTGCAATTCTGCCAGTAGAAGACATTTCTACGATGGACATCTGCATAATCGGAGAAAAGCAGTACAAGATCATACAGATCCAGAATAAATATGATGCAGCGCCACCTTGTTTACTGCTTTCTCTGGAAAGAGTAGTAACGACTTATGAGGATGTGAGAAACCATGCCGAAAATTAATATTGATCAGTTCGCAATCGAAGTCATGCAGGAGTTAGATGCGTATCGTGAGGATGTACAGGAAGCAGTGGAAAAAGCAGTGAAAGAGACGGCGAAGCAGACAGCTGCGGAATTACGTTCCATATCACCGGAAGGAGATACCGGTGAATATGCAAAGCACTGGAGCTATAAACGAGACGAAAATTTGAGTGGAAGGCACCGCTATGATATGGTGGTATATTCCCAAAAGCCGGAATACCGGCTTACACATTTGCTGGAAAAAGGACACGCAAAGAGGAATGGTGGAAGAGTGGACGGGATCCCGCATATCAAAATTGCAGAAAAGCACGCAAAGGAAATTCTACAGGAAAGGACAGAACGATATTTATGACAAAGGAGAGGATAGAAGCAATTCTGGATGTACTGGAAATTGAATATCGGTATCATCATTTCGAAGAACGTGAGGCGGTGAATCCTCCTTTTATTTGCTGGTTGATTCCGGAAACGAGAAATTTTTCCGCAGATGGGAAGGTATATTTTAAATCAGACAAAGTTGATATTGAACTGTACACAGATGAAAAGGACTTTGAACTGGAGGAACGTGTAGAAGCGGCACTTGATGCAGCAGATCTCTTCTGGCAGAAAAGTGAACAGTATATTAAATCAGAAAATATGTATGAAGTATTATATGAAGTGGAGGGCTAAGTAAGGGAAAAAAGACAGGCAACAAAAAAGGATAAAGTCAAATTCAATATCCATAATGCGCATGTTGCGCTTTTGCAGGAGAGTGAGACGGGAGAAATTACATTTGACACACCGTTTGCGGTACCTGGCTCCGTATCGCTTTCACTGGAAGCACAGGGAGAACTGACACCGTTTTATGCGGATGGAATCAAGTATTATGTTTCTTCTTCCAATAGCGGATATGAGGGAGACTGGGAAATGGCGCTGATCACGGATGAGTTCCGGGAAAAGATTTTAAGTGAATACATTGACAAGAACAAAGTCATGCTGGAAGAAGCGACTGCAAAAGTAAAACGGTTTGCGCTGGGATTTGAAATTGACGGCGATGTGAGGGGAACACGGTTCTGGTTCTATTGCTGTACCTCTACACGTCCTACAACAGAATCCAGCACAACAGAGGACGCGATTGAACCTACAACTGACACTGTCACAGTTTCTGCATCCGCTGTACAGCTTGGAACAGCTAAGAAAATGGCAGTTCGGGCAAAGACAACAGCAGATACAACAGATGACTTATACGAAAAATGGTTTGATAAGGTGTACATTCCAGATCAGGAAGTTGCAGCATAAAAGGAGAACAGGATGAGAAAGACGATCACAATCAATGGAACAGAATATAAATTCAAAAGTTCTGCCGCAATCCCACGGATTTATCGACTGAAATTTGGGAGAGATATTTTTGTAGATATGCAGAAAATTGAAAAGCAGATCAAGATCCAGGAAAAACTCAAAGACGAGATGCAGAAAAAATGCGCAAAAGAAGGTACAGAATTTGATGAAAGTAAGTTTGAAAGCGGAATCCCGATCGAATCACTGGAAATGTTTGAAAACATTGCGTTTCTGATGCATAAACATGGCGATCCTGACCAGCCGGACGATATCAACGAGTGGTTGGATCAGTTCGAGACATTTGATATCTATGAGATTCTGCCGGAAATCATGGAAATGTGGAAATCAGAAAATAAACAGATGTCAGTTCCAAAAAAAAAGAGAGGGAAATAGACCGTGAGGTCAATACCGCATTGTTTATGCTTCGATGTGCACAATGCGGTATTTCTATTTCTGATTTAGACCTGTTAAGCATTGGAATGATCAACGATATGTTTATCGAAATGAAGAATGATGAGTATGATTATCCGAAAATTGCAACACAGGCGGATATTGATGCACTGTAAAGGAGGGATGTAAGGGCAGGGAGCAGAATAAAAGGCATTACCATAGAGATTGGCGGCGATACTTCCAAGTTGGAAAAGGCACTGTCCGGTGTTGACAAAAAACTATACGGTGTAGAACAGTCATTAAAAGATGTCAATAAATTGCTGAAGCTGGATCCCACGAATACGGAATTGCTGAATCAGAAGCAGAAGTTGCTGCAACAGTCGATCAGTGAAACAAAAAACAGGCTGGAAACTTTAAAACAGGCAAGCGAACAGGCAGCAAAAACCGCCGGAAATTATGATGCTTGGAAAGAGGCGTATACTCCGATTCAAGAGGAGATTGTAAAGACCAACGAAAAAATGGACAAGCTCAAAAAGAGCATGAAGTCTATGGAAGAAAGTGGTCAGATTGATACGGAAGAGTACAAAAAACTGCAGACAGAGGTAGACCAATCGTCTGATAAACTGAAAGAACTGAAAGCACAGAAAAAGCAAGTAGATGATGAATTTGGACAGCCGATCAGTCCAGAAGGATTCGATTCTCTTCAAAGAGAGATTGTTGAGACAGAACAGAAACTGAAATCACTAAAAGAGACTACAGGAAGTGCAAGTGCGAATCTTGCAAAAGTATCTGCGGTATCCGGAGAGTTTGGAAATAAGGTCAAAGGAGTCGGACAATCCTTGCTGCCAGTAACGGGGGCACTGACCGGTGTAGGGGCTGCATCCACTGTTATGGCAAATAATTTCAACGATGCAATGAGTCAGGCGGCGGGAGCACTTGATAAGCCCATGTCTGAAATGGAAGATCTAAGACAGCTTGCAATCCAGACCGGACAGGATACCGTCTTTTCCGCAACAGATGCAGGGAATGCGATCACAGAACTGGCAAAAGGTGGTTTGACAGAAGCCGACATTAAAGCAGGGGCATTAAAAACTACAATGGACCTTGCGGCATCTTCCGGGATGGATCTTGGAGAGGCAGCAAATGTTGTCGTACAGGCAATGGGAGCGTTTGGTCTGTCTGCAAATGAGTCTGCAGAAGCGGCAAACGCTTTGGCCGGGGCAGCAGCTGCATCTTCTACGGATGTAGAACCTCTCACACAGGCACTGGCACAGTGTTCTGCTGGAGCAAAAAACGCTGGATGGTCTATACAGGAAACAACAGCGGTTTTGGCTCGTTTTGCAGATGCGGGAATTGAGGGAAGCGATGCGGGAACATCTTTAAAAACCATGCTCCAGAGGCTGGCGGCACCAACAGATAGCGCTGCAACAATGATTGAACAGCTTGGAATACAGACAAGAGATTCCAATGGGGATCTCCTTGGAGCTTCAGAGATTGCTGAGGAGTTGCAGAATAAACTTGGAGGTTTGGATTCGGCATCCAGAGATGCGGCGTTATCGACAATCTTCGGATCCGATGCAATGCGAGCCGCTACTGTGATGATGGATAGCGGGACTGAAGGGATTCAGAAATATATCAATGCGGCAAATGATCAGGAAGCAGCACAAAGGCTGGCCAATTCTCAGATGAGTGATGGATCAAGAGCAATCGAGGAATTAAAAGGATCTCTGGAAACCGCAGCGATTCAGATCGGAGATACACTGGCACCAATTGTCCAGAAGGTAGCAGAACTTATTACCGCACTTGTCAATAAATTTTCAGCACTACCGGAAGGCGTGCAACAGGTGATTGTAGTAGTCGGAATTCTGGTTGCAGCATTAGGACCACTACTGATGGTAATCGGCCAGATATCACTCGGGATATCTGCGGTGGCAGGAGCACTGTCGAAGTTGTCTGGAAACGGAGGAGTTGCGACAAAGTTGGTCGGCGGAATTAAAACAGCGGTGACCGGACTACTTGGAATGATAACGGCACATCCTGTAATTGCGGTTATTACAGCAATTATAGCGGCGCTGGTTACTTTGTATAATAAATGCGAATGGTTTCGAGAAGGCGTGAACAGAATTTTAAAGGCAATCAGGGATGGATTTTTTGCAGCATGGGATGGAATTGTAGAATTTTTTACAGAAACGATTCCCAATGCATGGAATGAGATGTTATCGTCATTGCTTGCCAATCCAACGATAAGAACAATCGTAACAACCATTACAGATTCTTTTACGAAATTAAAAGAGAATTTAAATGGGATCTGGAACGGAATTAAGCAACTTGCACAAAATGCATGGGAATTCATCAAAAACGCTACACTTGCACCAGTACTATTGATGATTGATCTGGTGACTGGAGATTTTGAAAAATTAAAATCGGATCTGGAGAATATTTTAAATAATATCAAAAATGCAGTTGCGAATATTTGGGATTCCATCAAGGAGATTACATCAAATATTTGGAATGAAATTAAAAATGTGGTATCCACATTGGTATCTCTGGTAAAAGAAACTGCGATCAGTGGGTTTGAAGCATTACGAGATGGAATTAAAAATGCAATCCGGGAACTTCCGAAAATTGTAAGTGATATTTTCGAAAAAATTGGATCCACAATTTCCGGGTGGATCGATAATGCCTGGGAATGGGGAGCGGATTTTATCAATGGATTGAAAGAAGGGATATTATCCGGAGTCCGCGGGATTGTGGATGCAGTGAAAGGAATCGGAGATAAGATTCGATCCTTTTTACACTTTTCAAGACCGGATGAAGGACCTTTGAGAGATTATGAAACATGGATGCCGGATTTTATCGATGGAATGGTAAAAGGAATCAATGAGAATGTGTACAAGGTTTCCAATGCGGTAAAAAGAGTTGCCAAGACGATGAGTGAGAGTATGTACGGAGGAACTCCAGCTCTGGCAAGTGCTACACAGACTAACATTGTTTTGAACAATAATGTCGGTGTGCAAATTGGAAATCAAAAGCTTGATTCTTATATTGTAGAAACAGCCAAAAAAGGATTTACATCTCAAGTACATCACACAAAAAGAGGAAAGGGGAGACGGTAAATGTATGAAATTATCAGAAACGGCCATACAAATACAGAAATGGGAATACTTGTACGAGAAAGACCGTCTATCCCTTCGGCAGAGTATAACTATACGGAATTGAACATACCGGGAAGAGATGGGAGCATATTCAAAGAAGATGGAACTGTGAGCGACATTACAATCACAGTTCCATTTACATTTGCAGAAAATCCTCAAAGGTGGCAGGAGCGATTTCGGACTGCGAGAAGATGGCTCATGAGAAAAGATGATACAGAACTGATTTTAAGCGATGAACTGGAGTACTTCTATCATGTAAAACATACTAAGATCAATGCGGCAGAACGGCAAGTAAAAGAGGTCGGAGAGTTTGAGGTAGAATTTACGTGTGAGGGATACCGATATCGAACAGATGGAAAAGCAGAATATACACCCGAAGAGGTGTTTTACAATCCATATGACAGATCAAGACCAGTCTATTTGATCACAGGTGAAGGTGAGTGCATCCTGCAGGTAAACGGAAGTCAAATGAAAGCGAATGTTGGCCAGAATCTGGTGATTGATACAGACAGGCTGATGGCATACAGAAAAGATGGAAAATTGATGAACACATCTGTGTATGGAGATTATGCAGAACTGCATCTTTTACCGGGAGAGAATACCGTGTATATCTCAAGAGGATTTGATCTGAAAGTGATTCCGAACTGGAGGTGCTTATAAGGATAGAACTTTATAAACCAGAAAATACGGATTATGAACATAACGGCGATATGCCATTACTTCCGGAGAGCGCTTCTGTAAAAGCAATACTAAACGGAAGTTGGAAAGCGGAGATTCAGCACCCGATCGATGAAGAGGGCCGTTGGAAGTGGATAGAAGAGGACGCAGTCGTAAAACTGGAGTCATTCAATGGAACACAGTTATTTCGGATCAAAAAGAAAGCAAAATCAGATGCTGGCGTGAGTGCAGAACTGGAACCGGTTTTTATGGATGCGATTGATGATTGTTTTCTGTTGGATATACGTCCAACGGAAAAAAACGGGCAGCAGGCACTGGACATCATGACCGCACCAAATAAAAAGTACAGTGGAAAATCTAATATCAAAATAATATCAACAGCATATTACCAGACAAAGAACCTGATCGAAGCAATCTGCGGAGAAGAGGAGAACTCCTTCCTGAACAGATGGGGCGGTGAGGTTCTTTTTGATAATTATACGATCACCGTCAATGACCGAGTTGGAATCGATCATGGGGTGCAGGTTTTATATGGAAAAAATATTGCGGAAAACGGGCTGCAGGAAGAGATTGATACCAGCGAGGTCATTACAAGGATTGTACCAAAGGCATATAACGGATACATGATAGAGGGGAATGAACCGTGGGTGGACTCACCACTGATTGATAAATATCCAACAATAAAATACGGAGTGATCACATTTGAAGATGTGAAGATGAAGGCCGATGCTGCGGAAGATGACGAAGAGAACGGAATCGTGATCTGCAATACACAGGAAGAACTGAACAATGCGTTAAAAGAAAAATGCGAGGAACAGTTTGAAGCTGGAATTGACAAGCCGAAGGTTACGATATCCGCTGATATGGTTATGCTGCATGATACGGAATTGTACGCGGATATCCGGGAACTGGAAGAAGTTTCTATCGGAGACACAGTACATTGTCGTCACAGCAAACTGGATATTGTAACAGATGCACGTGTCATAGAACTGGAATGGGATTGTATCAATGAAGAGGTTGCATCTGTTGTGTTGGGAGACTTTCAATACAATTTCATTACGGATGTATCAAGTATGTCAAATCGGATAGAAAGTGCAATCCGGCCGGATGGCACTGTGATAGGAGCACAGGTAAACGGCATCATAAACGGAGTGAAAGCACAGTTTCGGGCACAGTCCGACATCGCACAAAAACAGAAAGTACGCGCTGTTTTATTTGAAGATTTGAATCCGGAGTCGGAAACGTTTGGGGCAATGTGCCTTGGTACAATGGGGTTCGAGATTGCCAGCAAAAGAACTGCAGATGGAAGAGACTGGGACTGGTCCACCTTTGGAACAGGACAGGGATTCTTTGCTGATTTTATCACAGCAGGAACAATGCTGGCTGATCGGATCAGAGGTGGAACTTTGGAAATCGGAGGACTTGACAATAATAGTGGCGTTGCAAGGGTGCTGGATGCAAGCGGGAAAGAAATAGTCCGACTGGATAAAGATGGAATTTACGCAGAAGGGAAATATATCTGCGATTCTTTGAACGATAATCGGCGTGTGACAATAAAGGACGGAACAATATTATTTTCAAACAAAAATGATGAGGGCGTTCTTTGTATGACGTATGTTGGAAATGCATTGTTATTCACCGATGGAAACAAAGAAGACAGCAAAAACTTACTAAGGATCACGAAGGATGCAGTTCTGTTAGATGCGGAAAACGTTGGACCAGGAGTTTATGGAAAGACTGGAACTGCAGTTTTTTCGAATGGGACAAATCTAAGGTTTGAAAAAGGATTTCTTGTGGGCGGAATCACGAAAGAAGGTGATTTCTGATGTCATGGACGATAGGAAACTTTTATCTGACCACAGAGCAGATGCAGGGGAATGCAAGAGAAGTACTAAGTTTTTTTGAACAAAAAGGATGGTCGCTGAATGCTATTGCTGGGATATGCGGCAACATGCAAAGTGAATCGAACATCAATCCCGGAATCTGGCAAAGCCTGCAGGAGGGAAACTATAGTGGAGGCTTTGGACTGGTACAGTGGACACCGGCAACAAATTATACAAACTGGGCAGGTGCGAACGGATATGGGATTACGGATCCAAACGGTCAGCTTACGTGGATAGATTCTGTTACAGTTTCTTTTGGTCAGTGGATTGCAACCGATGCATATCCGCTGTCGTTTGATCAGTTTAAGGTCAGCGGAGAATCACCGGAATATCTGGCATCTGCATTTTTGAAAAACTTTGAACGTGCAGGCGTAGAAGTGGAAGCCGAGAGGCGGCAGCAGGCAAGATATTGGTACAACTACCTGAGTCAATATGCAGGAGGATCTGAAAAAATAGAAGCTGCGGTAAACTGGGCGATTCAAATTGCAAATGATAATAGCCACGGATATGATCAGACAAACCGCTGGGGACCGGATTACGATTGCTCCTCGTTATTGATTCAGGCGTGGGAAAATGCCGGGGTTCCGGTAAAAAGCAATGGGGCAACCTACACCGGCAATATGCGGGAAATATTTTTGAATTGCGGTTTTACGGATGTGACAGGGCAGATAAATCTGGCAACAGGATCCGGTGTACAAAGAGGGGATATCCTTCTGAACATCGTAAACCATACTGCAATGGGAATTGGAAATGGACAGGTTGTGCAGGCCAGCCAAAATGAATTTGGCGGAACAACCGGCGGCCAGACTGGTGATCAGACAGGAGAGGAAATTTGGACAACCGGATACTATAACTATCCGTGGGACTGTGTGCTGCGATACAAAAGCGGTGGAGGTGTGTTGCCGGGAGACGTTTACCTCGTTAGGTGGATACCAGGATAAGAAAGAAGGTGTGATATGGAAACAACGACAACTTTATACATTGACGCGAGAAACCCGGGAATTATGCAAACAATCTATGCAGTACAGTACGATTCGGGCAGACTTCTGCGCTGTATGATTTCCGGAATGGCAAAGACAATCAGTAAGGCCAGGATTTATTGTAAGAAACCAAGCGGATCAGAAACTTACACAGAAGGAACCGTGATAAGCAATTATTGCGTCCTGTTCAGTTTGACGCCGCAAATGGTTGCAGAAGTGGGAAATACGGAATGCCAGCTACATTTGATTGATGGTAGCAATGCTGTCACATCATTCAAAGTGAAGATGGAGGTCAGAGAAAACTTAGTGGCTGTATCCGAAATACAGTCAACTAATGAATATCAGGCGCTCGTAGATATACTAAATCGTTTGGAGAAGTATGATCCGATTGAAATTACAACGATTGAAATTGATTCTCTGCAGTCAGGAACCATAGAAAGTGGAAGCATTGCTTTAAACGTGCAAAAGATTTATGCCTCTGTAGGACAGATGAATGCAGGATTTGAAACCGATGGTCTTCCGGAAAATGCGATTGTGATGATAAGTACCGGTAACCCGGATGATGCAGATAATGCCAAGGTTTATAGAAAGGGCGCAACTGGATATGAGTACATGGTAGATTTATCCGGTGCAACAGGGGCTAAAGGAGAGAAAGGAGATCCTGGTCCAAGAGGAGAAAAGGGGATTCAGGGGGAGCCTGGGAAAGATGGAACGGGTGTTACTATACTGGGCTCCTATAAAACAGAAGAGGAATTGAACAGAGAACATCCAACAGGAAATGCGGGTGAATCCTATCTGGTAGATGGAAATCTATATGTATGGGACAACGTATCTGGCCAGTGGAAAAATGTAGGACGTATTCAGGGTCCGGAAGGACCGGCAGGAAAAGCAGCAACAATACGGATCGGAACTACTACGACCGGGGAGGCAGGAACAGAGGCGTCTGTTGAAAATTCGGGTACAGAAACAGAGGCGGTATTTGATTTCGAAATTCCCCGGGGTGATTCCGGAGAAGTAACAGGGATAGAGGGGATTCCGAATTCGGATATCGATTCGCTTGGAGGAGGCGCATAAGAATGATAATTGCAGTATTTGATGAATGTTCCAGGCGTGTGGATATCGATGGAAAACTTACACAATGGGATTACGGACAGGTTTTACAGATCTGCGGAATGGAAGTAGAAGAAGAACAAATACAAGTACATTTCACTGACAAATGTACGAATGGTGCATTGGTGGTACTTGGGAAAGTGGAAGACGGTGACATCACAGTCGACATTCCAAATGAATTACTGAAAAGAAGTGGAACAATCCAGGCATATGTATATAAGACTATTCCGGGAGAAGGAAAGACCATATTTGAAATTCGGTTAAGTGTAAAAGCACGAAAAAAGCCAGAAGATTATGAGGCCCCAGCGGATAAACATGCACTGGAACAGATCGTGGAGCGGTTAAAGCAAAAAGGAGACGGGCTGCAGTTAGAGGGGAATCAACTGCAGCTTTTGTCTGGTAAGGATACAATCAGTTCCGTAAATCTGTCAAACAGCGGCGGGACTGTGGAGATAGAGTCGATCACCAATTCGGAGATTGACGAGATTATGAAAGGAGCAGAGTGAAAATGCCAAGAAAAAAAGCAACAGAAGCAGCAGTGATCGCTGCAGAAAAGAAGTACCTGGATCAGGATGGACTTGCACACCTGGTACAGAAGAATGATGAGAGATACGTAAAGAAGGA